TTGAACATCCCTTTCATGTTCATACGATTCCCCCTCAAACGGCCCTGACCTGCAAGGGAAGAGCGCCAACGCGTGCCAATGGGAGACGAGTGGGAGTTAGCCCCAGATCGCGTCACCCAGCCGCACCGGCACTGATTCCCACCGGTCCTGCAGCGACTTCATGATGGCCCGCTCCATCGGAACAGTGACGCTGCTGTAGACGCCCTCAACCCCCGGCACCTCGTGCCCCATTCGCGACTCCACTGCGAACCGGCTGTGCCCGTCCTCGTCAAGCCACGCCTTCGCGCTGTGCCGCACCAAGTAGAGCCGCTTCCCCGCAAAAGCAGGCACTGCAGGCAGCGGAGACCGGTCACCCGTCGGCCTCGCCCCCTCGCCAGCCTTCGTGCCGTCTGCGATCTGACGCCAGTACCGGTAGCCGAAGTTGGTCGCCCTCAGGTTTCCGCCCGTTGGCGTGCAGAAGACGTCGTTGGAGTCATGGTCCTTCAGGAGGCGTTCCAGCATGTCTGCCAGGAACGGCGGGATGACCAGGGTTCGATGGGAGTCGTACTTCGGGGGTGGAACTGCAGCGTCCTGCCCGAGTACTGGTATTGCCGCTCCACTCGGATCGCAGGCATCAGGCCCTCGCCCTTGCCGTACCGGACCATGTCCTCTGCATAGCGGTCGGACTCCTCGGGATCCAGGTGCAGGTCGGACCCGGGCCACGTCGGGTAGCAGAACTCGCGGGTGAGGCCGTAGAGCTCCGCCGGCCGCATGCCCGTCACTGCCATGGTCCAGATGAACACGTACCCGGACGGCCCGATGACTGTATGGGCGTTGCGGGCGAGTGCTTCGATGACGGTGGGGTCGGTGTCCTTCTTTCGCTCCCGCTTCTTCTTCGTGTACTTGCCGCGGCGGCGGTGGCGTTCCACGGGTGAGGCCTTGCGAAGCTCTGCGCCGACTGCATCATCCATGGCCATGCTGAAGACGTTCAGGATGGACTTCTGGCTGTTCTCGCTCGGCAGGACGGCCTTGAGGTGCTTCTTGAAGGCCCGGTGGTCCATGATGCCGAGGTCGCCAACGGTGCGGTTCTTGAAGAACGGTTTGATGTGTACTCGAATCGCGGACTCATACGTCACCATCGACCGGTGCGCCAGGTCGAGCGAGGCGTACCAGGCGTCCAGCCAGTCGGCGAGGAGCATGGCGCCGTCGCGGTTGGTGATGTGGGTTCCGTGGCGGACCTCGTATTCCATGTCCTGGCCGTGCTGGAGCGCCGCGTCCTCGTCGGTGAAGCCGCCCTTGGATTCGTACCGTTTGCGCCCGTTGGCGTGGTGCTCGCCGGTCCACCACTTGACTCGGCACGTTTCTCCGCGCCACTCGACGTGCGGCATGGGGCCTCCTGGTGGTGAGCGTGGTGTCCGGCTAGCTTCCCCGCTGCCGGACCACCCGCTTGACTGCTTCAATCCGGCTTGCCCATGGGGCAGTTACGGCATCCTGAGCAGTCTCCTCCTTCGCGCCGGACCAGTTCTCGCATGACGGCCCTGACTGCCGGATCATGCTCGAACCGGGGCGCTGCTACACAGACGATCTTCTCAGATGTACGGCCCACCCAGGCGTAGAACTCCGGGCCGTAGTCCCTCAGTACCAGATCACCGCGCATCACCATGGTCCCCCCTTCGGGACGGGAGAACCCCCCAAGGTGTGCTGTTGACTCTGCCATGTTCAGGGCCGGTTGGGACCGGGTCGGAGCGATGTTGGGGCCGGAAGTTTCGTAACAAAGTACTTACGTGCAAAAGGTTGTAGTCCAAATGGGTGAATGTTCCGTCAAATGATCCCCTTCTCCTCAAGATCCTCGATGATGCGGGCGCTCAACGCGCGGATCTGTGGTGCGTCAAGGTCTGTCACGCCGATGGAGGCACTCTCGATGGCCTGCCGAACAGCCGCCACTCGGTCCACGCCGTCGGCGATGACGACGTTCGGGGCGGTGTCGGAGTCGCTTGCGCGGACGGGCCGGCCGCCTTCTGCGATGGAGTTGCAGCTGCCGGTTGCCCATCCGAGGGCGTGATCGATCTTTGCGTAGTTCAAGGGGCGAACTGGGTTCGCCTCTTCGACGCGCTTCCAGGTGTCTTTGGCGATGCCGGCTTCGGCGGCGGCCTTGGTTCTGGCGAGGCCGAGCTGGTGGCGGCGGGCCTTGACGGCTTGCCCTAGGCGTGTGAGGTCGCGGGGTGGCATGGCCCCATCTTGGCAGGGCCGGGCGGGGCCAGCTAGGACCAGTTGCCAGTACGGCTGGAACTTTGACAAGCGCCTGACGTGCACGAATGCGCCGGGCGTGAAGTCGGCGCGCCCCTGATGGTCATCTAGGGCTAACTAGAGGGCAACTGGAGCTAGACAAGAGGGCTAACTAGGGATAGCTTCATGGCATGCGCCAACCCCAACCCACCTTCGAAGTGGACGGGGCGGAAATCCGCCACCGCCGCATGCAGATGGGCCTCGAAATGACCGAGCTGGCCGAACGCGTGGGCATAAGTCGGCGCTACCTCAGCCACCTCGAAAACGGCACCCGCACACGCATGAGGCCGAGCCGATACGCGGCCCTCTGCAAGCAGCTCGACGCGCACACCGAAGACCTCCTCGCCCCACAGGGGACCCAACCACTTAAGGAGTGACATGCCCGGCGACAAGTACGAGAGGTACGGCCGCCCGATTCCCCCGCCGACCCGCACCAGGAGTACATGACCGTCCAGGAGACGGCCCACGTCCTGTCGGTCTCCGTGTCCTGGCTCCGCCGGTTCCTGAAGGACCACCCGAAGATGCATTCCCGTCTCGGTCGGCGGATCGTCACGGACCGCGCCGACCGGGCTGCGATCTACGGGGCGAAGCGTCTGGGTGGCACGGCGCACCGGGGGAGTAAGCGTCGGCCGGTTCGCCGGTCGAGCGCCTCGGGTCGAACGGCTCCGTTGAAGTCCGCTGCTTGAGCAGCTGTGAGGCCGCCCCCGTAACGACCAAGTCCGGGAACGGCCTCTGAGTCCCACCCTCACCTGTCATGACGAAAGGCGGGCCTACTGTGCCCCAGAATCCCACACCTGCTGCTGCGGGTGACACGAACCCCACGACTCCGATGCCCGGCGAGGATGCGATCCGGGAGCAGGTGCGCCGACTCCTGGCGGCTGCCGACGGCTTCGGCTTGGACGGCTTGGAGCCGCACGACTACCAGAAGCACGCGAGCGTCGTGCTCGACATGATCCGCCCGCTGGTCTTCGCGCTCGGCCAGTATCAGGCGCTGGAGCTGGGCACCCCCGAGGGGCGTATCTCCGCGAAGTGCGACGACTCCTCGCACCCGGTGTGGCTGCGCGACCTGGACGACATGCGGGGCTGCCCGTGGTGCCGGGTCGCCGAGCTGGAGGCGCAGGCCGAGAAGACCGCCGCGTTCTGCGCCCAGCGTGCCGAGTACGTGACCAGCATCCTGAACTGCCACCCGGACAACGCGCACGACTACTACCGCTGGCAGGGCCACGCGGAGGCGCGACGTCAGCTGTCGCAGTCGCTCGGCCTGCCGGTGGGGTGGCCCGCCGAGGACAAGCAGGCCACCACGCCCACCCCGGCGGAGGACCCGCACGACGGGCCGTTGCATCACTCGTACGCGCTGGGCCGCGACCTCCCCGAGGTGACGCCCGACGAGCAGGCGCGCCGGGACGAGTCCGTCGCGAAGCTGCGGGCGCTGCTCGCCCGCCAGTCGGGCGGTGCGTCGTGACTGCCGCCGACATGGAGCGCCTGGACGTCCCGCTGAATGTGCTCCTCGCGCAGGTGGATCAGATCGCCACCGAGAGGGACGCACAGGCCCGCGCCGAGGCCTACGCCGAGAACCGGCACCTCCTCTACGACGCCGACCCGACCGACACCGCCTTCGCCCTGCTGCCCTGCCCGCACCCCGAGCTGTGCTCCACCGGTGCGGACTACCCGGGCTTCGACGCCTGGATCACCCAGCAGCAGAACCTCAACACCGCAGCACGGAGGACCCGATGAGCAGCTACTACGCGGACATCGCTCCGCAGGCCTACGAGATCACGTGGCACGCCGGGCATGTCGAGACGGTCATCGCCCACCAGGTCTCTCACGACTCGCGGCGCATCCGGGTGTCGGCCCTGCCGGGCGGCGAGTTCGCGACCGAGGCGGACGGACAGCGCATCAAGTTCCACGCCGAGGTCGACGGCCAGTGGACGTTGCAGCTGTCCGCCATGGAGTCCGACATCCGCACGATCCGCAACATCACGAACGGCGAGCAGCTCCCCGGAGGCAACCGATGAACACCTTCAACCTCTCCTGGGGCGACCGCCCGATCGTGCTGGAGACCGAGGGTGCCCGCACGTTCCTCCGTCTCGGCGCCAACCTGCGGGTTGATGTGACGGACGCGTCGCTGGACCAGCTCGACCGGCTGGCCCAGGTGACGGCGGACCTCGCGGACGTCTGGCGGGACCAGATCCGGGCCGCCCGGGTGGCGGACGAGGTCGCCGCCGAGGACGGGTTCCCGTACCGGCGCAGGCAGGTGGCGGCATGAACGCCACGTTCGTTCACGAGGGCATCGAGTTCGACCTGACCCTCACCTACGCCGACTGCACTGGCGTCGAGTGGGTGTGGACCGGCGAACAGGTCGACGGCGTACCGCTGATGGCCCAGAAGCGGGCCCCGCACGGCTGCAGGGCACCGTGGAAGCTCACCGACCTGTACTGGGAGCTGGGCCCGCTCATCGCGATCCACGACCGGCCGTCGAACACCGACTTCCGGAAGGCGATCGACCCGAACTACGAGGACACGGTGGCCGCCGGGTACGTCGAGGCGCCAGCCGCGTTCGGCGCCCGCATCGCGACGACACCGGTCCCGTCTCCGGCGGTCCCGCAGTTGACCGCCAACCACCTGCCGCCCAGCCCGCTGGAGCAGACCGGGTTCCGGCGGTTCATCCGCAGCCTCCAGAAGGGCGGCGCGTGATGGATGAACTGAGGAACGCGCAGGCTCGAATCACCGAGCTGGAGGCCGAGTTGGAGCGGTACGTGGGTAGGGAGCCGACGGTCCGCGACGAGATGGCCTACCTCCAGCGGTGCCTGAACTCGGTGCTGGAGCGGTGCGACCAGGCCGCCGCCCAGGCGGTCCGGTGGGAGAACCCGCTGCCGGTCCCGGAGTGGGTGATCGCGGTCCGGGAGGCCGCCTCGGGTGAACGCCCGGACAACCCGGCCGACAAGCGGCGGCGCATCTACATCGACGGCAACGGCAGCGGGTGGGTCGACCTGTCCGTCGACAACCACGGTCTGCTCTGGCTGCGCCGCATCAGCAACTCGGACGCTCATGCAACCCCGGGTTCGATCCGCGCCGAGACCGGCGGTCTGTACGAGATCGGCCGGTGCTGGTGACCGCCTACGTCATCACCGCCACCGCCATCGGCGTCGTGTTCTGCGCGATGGCGGTGGCCCCCAGCCTCACCCGGAAGGGCAAGTCATGAGCTTCAGCAGCCTCATATCCCGCAGCAAGCCGAAGCACCGAGCCGCCGACAAGGTGGCCCAGTTGCAGGCCGAGAACAAGGCACTTGTCCGGCAGGCGTTCGGCGCCATGGAGTACATCGGCCAGCTCGAAGTGGTCAACGGGTGCCTCGCGGACACGGCCCGGAAGCTGACGGAGCAGCGCGATTCCGTATGGGGTGAGCTGGACGACCTGCGGATCGAACTCAGTGCTGCCAGAACGCGTCTCGCCCCGATGCTCGCGGCGGAGGCCAACGCGAACGCGATCACCGTGCCCGCCCCGATCCGGGACAGCAGCCGGTTCGAGGACCAGACCACCGAGACGATCCGCGTGCGCCCCCTGTGGGAGGCGATCGGGCCCGTGGTCCGCACCGAGGGCAGTGCTGATCCGGTGCACCTGCCCACCGCATGAGCCCGCCGGGCGGGCGGTGACCACACCACCCTCCCGCCCGGCGTACCAGAACACCCCGCGAGTCGTGATCGCGGGGCGTCCACCACCAGCATCCCAGAAGGAGCCCCACCGTGGGTTACACCACCGAGTTCACCGGTCACGTCACCGTCGACCCGCCGCTCAACCCGGCCGAGATCGCCTACCTCGACAAGTTCGCCGACACCCGGCGGATGGCACGCAAGCTCGGCCCCTACTTCGTCGACGGCAGCGGACCGTTCGGCCAGGGCCAGGACGCGGACATCGTCAACTACAACCGCCCGCCGGAGGGGCAGCCCGGCCTGTGGTGCAAGTGGCAGCCCACCCCGGACGGCACCGCCATCCAGTGGAACGGGGCCGAGAAGTTCTACGACGCCGACGCGTGGATGGCGTACCTGATCGACCACTTCCTCCAGCCCGGCGGCAAGGCCCAGGGGCAGCCCGGCTTCGAGGGCTTCACCTTCGACCACGTCGTCAACGGCGAGATCAAGGCGCAGGGCGAGGACCCGGACGACACCTGGACGCTCCACGTCACCAGCAACGCCGTCACCCGCACCTGACCCACCTCCCGGCAGGCGTCCGAGCCCGGCTCCGTCTGCCCGCTGCGGGCCGCCAACCCCCAGGCGGCCCGCAGCAACCCCGTACCAGGAGAGCCACATGAGCCCCATCGAATGCGCCCGCTGCCACAGCACCAACGGCCCGTTCGCCAAACGCCCCGAAGGCCCCGTCTGCGAAGACTGCCTCAACGAACAGGACCAGCGATGACCACCACCCTCGAACCCCCGGTCACCGCACCCGTCGTCATCGACGGCATGACCGCCGAGAAGTACCACGCGGACAAGACATCCATCTCCTCCTCCGGACTCCGCGCACTCCTCAACCCCGGCTGCCCCGCCCAGTTCAAGTACGACCGCGACCACCTGCAGCCCCCAAGCGGGAGTTCGACCTCGGCAACGCCGTCCACACCGCGGTGCTCGGCGAAGGCCACGACATCGTCGAGATCGACTACCCGAACTACCTCAAGGCCGACGCCCGCGCGGCCCGCGACGACGCCTACGCCGCAGGCAAGGTCCCACTCCTCCCGAAGGAGAAGGCCCAAGTCGACGCCATGGAGCAGGCCGTCCGCGAGCACCCGCTCGCCGGCCCCCTCTTCGCCCCCGGCACGGGCATGGCGGAACGCTCCATCTACTGGACCGACCCCGACACCGGAGTCCGCTGCCGGGTCCGACCTGACTGGCTGAAGCAACTCCCCGGCCTGACCCTGTGCGTCGACTACAAGACGATCAAGTCGGCCGACCCGGACACCGTCTCCAAAGCCATCCGGGACCACGCCTACCACCAGCAGGACGCCTTCTACACCGACGGCATCTGGGCCGCACTCCAGCCCGAGGACGTCCGGTTCATCTTCGTCTTCCAGTCCAAGACCGCCCCCTACCTGATCACGGTGCGCGAACTCGCCGACCAAGACCGGGACATCGGCCGGGCCCGCAACGAACGAGCCCTCCGCACCTACGCCGAATGCATGGCCACCGGTATCTGGCCCGACTGGACCGGACCCGTCACCGACATCCCCACCATCTCCATGCCCACCTGGGCCGTCCTCAACGAAACCGAGGAGTACCTCCGGTGAACAACGAACTCGCTACCCGCGCCGACGAAACAGCCGCCGTTGTCAACTACCTTGCGGCCGATCCGCCGACCGAGTCGGAGCTCGAAGCGTGGGCCCGCGACGCCATCGCGATCTCCCAGATCTCCGCGAACATCGCCACAACTAGCCTCGCCGGCGCCTACCGCGGCAAGCCCGACGAGGTCACCGCCGTGATCCTCGCCGGGCACGAGCTCGGCATCCAGCCCATGACCTCGCTGAAGTCGATCGACGTCATCCAGGGGCAGCCCGCACTGCGAGCCCACGCCATGCGAGGCCTGCTCCAGTCGAAGGGCCACGAGATCGAGCTGATGGAAGCCACGGCCTCCTACTGCAAGATGCGCGGCCGGCGGAAGGGCGCCGACGTGTGGCAGGAGGTCGAGTGGGACATCGACCGAGCCCGCCTGCTGGGGCTCCTCGGCAAGGACCAGTGGAAGAAGCAGCCGAAGACCATGCTGATCAACCGGGCCACCGGTGAGATCTGCCGGCTCGTCGCTTCGGACGCCCTGCACGGCATGCCCTACGCGGCCGAGGAACTCGACGGCTACACCCACGGCGAGGTCACCCAGCCGAAGCGGGCACCGCTGTCCGTCGCTTCCATCGCCGACCCGGGGCAGCCTCGCGCCGACTCTGGCGTGGTGGACGTCGACACCGACGACGAGCACGCCGCCGCCGTCCAGGCCCTCCGAGACTTCGGCCGCCAGCAGGGGGTCGACGACATCGAGGCCCTCGCCCACGAAGAACTCGGCGCCCCCGTCGAGCACGTCTCCGCCCAGGCCATCCGAGACCTCATCGACCGGCTCCACAAGGCCATCGCCGCCTGACCCGCACACGACGGGACGCCCCGCGGGCATTGCGGGGCGTCCCACCCCAAGGAGAACACAGATGACCAACGAGCAGGCCGAGCCCACCACCATCATCGCGACCTCCACCCTCCACGACATGGGGGACGCCAACGCCCTGCTTCGCCGCCGGAACAGTGCGATGCGAGAACTGATCGCCACCCACATCGCGAAGGCCCTCGACAGCCGCGAGAAGGGGCGGTGGGTCGCCGCCGTCGAACTCGCGAAGGCCCTCGATGAAGCCGACTCCAACGTCGACCAGCAGGTCGACGACTGGCTCGAAGAGAACGGCTGGGACCCCCGGTCCGCCTGGAAGACCCCCGCAGACCTCACCCCGCACGCCGACCCGTGGGCGCCGAAGCCGGACATCACCGCCGACGTTCCGGAGCCTGTCCGCCGGGTCATCGTCGAGCGCCTCGCCGACATGCTCCTCGACCGCGGCGACGACTGGCACGCCGAGCAGGCCCGCCGCCTCACGTTCGCTCTCAAGGCCGAGGGTGCGGACCTGACAGGGGCGATCGAGAAGCGCATCACTGCTCTCACCCTCGGCCCGGACCCCAGCGACCCGCCGTTCTAGCCCACCCGCACTTCGGGGCAGCCCCGTACCCGACATACGGGGCTGCCCCACCCCAAGCACACCACACCGAGGGGAGCACGTTATGGCCCACCCGGCCGTCAACCTGAGAGGAGTCTGCTCATGAGTCGCATCCCTCGCGTCATCCAGGCCGGCGAGCGATACGGACGTCTTGTCGTAGCAGTTCAGCGAGAGCCTGGCCAGAAACGCGTCCAGTGCCGCTGCGACTGCGGTCGCGAGCATTCTGTAGTGCTTCAGCAGTGGGGGAAAAGCCAGTCCTGCGGATGCCTGAGGACGGAGCTTCTCGTCGCTCGGTCCACCACTCACGGGCACAGCGGAACGTCGGTCTACATGACGTGGGGCGACATGGTGAACCGGTGCAGTAACCCGGGCCATCCGCGCTGGTCCAGCTATGGAGGCCGCGGCATATCGGTCTGCGACCGCTGGAGGAAGTTCGAGAACTTTCTCGCGGACATGGGTGACCGCCCCGAGGGCTTGTCTCTCGACCGCGTCGACAACGACGGCCCCTACTCCCCTGACAACTGCCGCTGGACGGACTTGTCGACACAGTCGAAGAACCGCCGCCCCTCGGCCTACGCAGGCTCCACTCGACACCCAGAGACCGGGCAGTTTCTCCCGAAGGGGCGTGCAGCGTGAGCTGGCACACAGGCCGTTTGGCTGGCTTTGACCTGGAGACAACGAGCCCCGACCCGCTGACCGCCCGCATCGTCACCGCTTGCATTGTCCAACTCGGCGGCCAGCAGCCCACCGTGGCAGCGAACTGGCTGACCGACGTCGACGGCGAAGAGATCCCCGACGGGGCCGCCGCGGTCCACGGCATCAGCACCGAGAAAGCCCACGCCGAGGGGGTGGACCTGCGGGCCGCCGTCGAGGAGATCCTCGGCGCCCTCACCCAGGCGATCCTCGCCGGGATCCCGATCGTGGCCATGAACGCGCGCTACGACTTCAGCGTCCTCGACCGGGAAGCCCAGCGGTACGGCTTCCAGCCCCTGCCTGACGCCGTCGTCATCGACCCGTTCGTCATCGACAAGCAGGTCGACCGCTACCGCCCGGGGAAGCGCACCCTGACCGCCCTGTGCGACCACTACGACGTCCGCCTCGACGGTGCGCACAGCGCAGACGCGGACGCGGTCGCCGCCTGCCGGGTCGCATGGCGGCAGGCCACCCGGTACCCGCAGCTCGCCGCCATGACCCTCGACGAGCTGCACGCGGCGCAGGTCGGGTGGGCCGCCGAACAGGCCGCCAGCTTGCAGGAGCACTTCCGGAAGACCCGGCCCGACGCTGTCGTCGAAGGCGCATGGCCGCTCATCCCCAGGCAGAGGGAGGCAAGCCAGTGAGGGCCTTCTACCGCGGCTACAACGCCGCTACCGGCCGCCGAGCCCAGCAGGTCCGCAACCTCCACGTCATGCGCGAGGACGGGAAGTTCGCGGGCAAGCAGGGGCTGTGCGGCGCCCCGGGATGGGGTGTCACCCATTCACCGCCCATGGTCATCGACCCGCTGCCAACAGCTCCGCCCGACGGGCTGGCCTGGTGTCGGTCCTGCGTCGGCCACGCCGCCGCACTCATCGGCCAGTTGGATGCGTTCGCCCGCATCATCGCCGCTCTGAACGACCTCGCAGACGAGGAGTCCGCCTCATGACCGCGTCCGTGCAGCCCACCCTCGACGGCACCACCCCACCCGCACCCGCCGACTACGAGACATGGCTGGCCGTCGTCTGGCCCGTCTTCATAGCCGCCGCGGCGACCGGCAGGACCTTCACCTGTTACTCGGTGGCCGACGCCAACAAGCTCCCCAACCCGCCGAATCCGCAGGCTCACTGGGGCCGGTTGATCACTCTCCTCAAGGAGGAGGGCTACATCCGCACCGCCGGATGGGCGCGCTCCGACCGGCCCACCACCCACCACTCCGGCGTCCGCACCTGGAAGGGCACCACAGCGGCACGACGGGAGGCCGCCGCGTGAGCCTCGACACCCTCCTCGCCGCCAGCCAGGCCGTCGCCACCATCCACACCATCGTCGACGGGTTCATCAACGCCGCCCTGTACTACGGGCCCGGCGTGCTGGCCACCGCCGCGGTCGCCGCGACCTGGCGCACCTCCCGGTGGGCGTCCCACCGGTACGACCAGCTGGCCCAGGACCGGGCCGACCGGCGGGAGTACACCGCTCGTGCGTACCGGCTCTGCCGCGTCGCCGACAACGCCGACGCCGTCACCGCGCTCCCCGAGATTGACCTCATCACCTACCTCGACAACAAGTACGACGCACCAGACCTCGCCCCGGAGGAGGGCCGATGACCACCACCCGTAGCCGCCGCCCGATCGCCGACCACGGCACCCTGTCCCGCTACAAACACCACGGATGCAAGTGCGACACCTGCCGTAACGGATACACCGCCTGGCAGCGCAACCGGTACCGGCGGCGCGGCTACGGCACCTGGCAGCCCTTCGTCGACGCCGAACCCATCCGCCAGCACATCCTCACCCTCCACGGCAGCGGCATGTCCTACGCCTCCATCGCCCAGGCAGCCGGCATGTACGAAGCCACGCTCAGGGGCTTCCTTTACGCACTCGGCCCGAAGAGCCCCCGAAAGGAGAAGGCCACCCACGAGATCGCCGCCCGGATCCTTGCCGTTACCCCTGACCCGATGCTGTCCGGGTGGGTCGACGCCACCGGCACCCGCCGCCGTATCCAGGCCCTTGCAGCGAACGGCTGGCCCATGAGCGCCCTCGCCACCTTCATCGGCGTCAACTCCGGCTCTGTCAACCGCTTCACCCGGCAGACCCGGGTCTACGCCGACACCGCCCGAGCGGTCGCCGAGGTGTACGGCAAGTACGCCACTGCCTCCCCGCAGGACCACGGTGTCCCGCAGTGGAAGTCCGACCGGCACCGGCGCGAAGCGCAGACCAAGCAGTGGCCCGACCCCACCTGGTGGGAGGACATGGGGCGCATCGACGACCCCACCTTCGACCCGCTGAAGATTGTGGAACGCCGGCTCAACCGCGACGAACTGGCCGCGGTCCGCCGGGCCGAGGTCGAGCACCTCGCCAGTTACGGGTACGACGCCGACGAGATCAACAAGCGGGTCGACCTGTCAATCTCCACGATCCGCGGCATCCTCCTGGAGCTCCGCACCGGCCAGCGTCGCGACCGTAGGCAGGCGGCGTGATCGCGACGCGGCCTGGCGCCGCCACCCCACCCCGCTTCTACCCGTCCACCACCCTCACCTCCGACGGCGACCTCGACCTCATCGCGATCGAGTACGCCATGAACGGGGAGCCCGTCACCCTGACCCGCGGCGAACGCATCGAAGCCGCACGTCAGCTCGACGCCCGCGGCATCCAGGCCGCAGAGATCGGCCGCCGGCTGGGAGTCACCCGCGACACCGTCGCCACCTGGCGCAAGAACAGCTGGACTCTCCCGCCCGCCACGGACCCCGAGCCCATCGATATCGGCGGGGCCACCCACGGGCGGTCCGGGTACAGCAAAGGCTGCCGGTGCCGTACCTGCAAGAACGGGGCCAGTGCCGCACAGCGGGCCTTCAAGGCCAAGAAACGGGCGGCCGCGTGAACACCTGCCTGACCGGCAAGCGCCGGTACCGCAACCGGCTCGATGCCCGCATCGCGCTCGCCAACACCCGGCGCCGCGACCGGGCAGAGAAGCGCGTCTACCAGTGCCCCGGCTGCCACGGATGGCACCTCACCAGCAAGCCGTAACCACGGCGGGCCACCACACGTGGCCCGCCCACACGCACAACAACCCCGCCGGGGCGGGGGAGGGAGGAGGGGAAGTGACGTCAGTCCGAGTCGGCGCTGCGGGCACGGTCGACCGCGCCCTTCGGGACCTTCACGGTGCGCTTCTTCGGCGCGGGCGGCTCGATGCCGTTGGCCTTACGCCAGGCGTTGACCTCGCGGACGACGTGCATGCGCATGTCGGCAGCACGCGCGATGCCCTTCTCGGCGCACAGCTGGCCGTATGCGTCCCACGTTTCGTCGTCGATCCGGACCACTCGGCCGGGGAGCCCCTTCGTCGTCATGTCGACAGCGTAGCTGACTGCCGGGTGACCGCGCACCCCCCAGCGGGTGACCGGTCAAAAGGCCTACTGGTGACCGGTCACCTTGCGCTAGAGTCGAAGCACGCCGAGAGGCCCGCCGACGCGAAAACCGGCGGCCACAAGGGCCTGGTTCCGTGCGCCCACTCGGCCCCCATGACCACCTCCGCGAGAGGGATCGAGATGACCATCGCCGACGACCTGAACCGCATCGGAAACGACCTGCTGCGCCAGCGTGTACGCGCCGCCGAAGCCGTTGCCTGGCAGGCACTCAACATCACCCCCAACCCCGGCGAGACCGCCACCGAGGTCCTCGCCCGCATCCGCTACGCCGCCGAACGCAACCACCCCGAACTCCTCATCCGGTTCGAGCACAGCCGGCAGGAAATCCTCCCCATCGCCGACGACTGCGGCTGCGACCCGAACAGTGACGGCTACGACGACGACCACTGCGAGTCCGACCAGGGCGGCGAGTACCTGTGCGCCCGCCGCCACCTCGGCTGGGTCTGCGGCACCTGCGTCAACAAGGACGACGACGGCCCGAGCTGGCGGCCCGACCGCCACGAGTGGCCCTGCCCCGTCGTGGCCGCCCTCGACGCCGGGGCCGCCGCGTGACCGCCCGCCCAGACCCCGCCCCCACCTGACCCAACCGCGGGCCCCACACCGCAGCCGCCCGAACCTATCCGTACCGCCAGGAAGAAGAACCCGTGAGCACCGAGGCAGTCGACTGGGCCATGGACAAGGCGCCCATGCCGCGCACCGAGAAGGGCAAGCCCGACACCACGGGCCGGCACGTCCTCCAGGTGCTCGCCGAGTACGCCAATCCGGCGGGCGCCAACACTCACCCCTCGGTGCTTCGGATCCAGTTCCGGACCGGCTACGACCGGACGACGGTGCAGCGGGCGCTGCGCCGGTTGGAGAAGGCCGGGCTGATCCGTCGGGAGGGCTCGGTCGATGGGCGGACGCGGTGGCAGCTGGCCCTGGAGATGGTGCGCCCGGCTTCGGACTGGACGGATCTGGAGCGCGAGGAGAACGAGTACCGGGCTGCGGCTGCGGAGCGGAAGCGCCGGTCTCGATCGAAGGGTGTCACAGGCGCAGAGTCTGTGACCGTCACGGACTCAAAGCCTGTGACTGTCACGGACGCAGAGTCTGTGACAGGCGATGTCACAGACTCTGCGCCCAGCCGTCACGCACTTAACGCCCAGCCGTCACGCACTCAACGCCGCCCTAACCACCAACAACCACCAGTCAACCAACTACATAAAGACTCTTCTTCGCCTCCGGCTCAGCAAGACACCGCAGCAGCCCCGGAAGAGGCCAAGCCGACCGGCAAGCCGCGCGCCGCCAAACCGGCCAAGAACGAACACCTCGACGCCTTCGGAGCCTTCTGGCTGAACTACCCGAAGAAGAAGGCCCGCGAGGAAGCCCGCAAGGCATGGATCGCCGCCCTCGGCCGCGGAGCAGACCCCCAGCACATCGTCACCGCCGCCGCCAGCTACGCCCGCGAACGAGCCAACGAAGACCCCAAGTACACGAAATACCCGGCGACCTGGCTCAACAAGGGCTGCTACGACGACGAACCCGACCAGCCCGCACGCCCCCACCTCCGCGCCGTCGGCGACTACCAGCCCTGGCGCAACCCCGAAGACCACTCCAGCTACTACGAGGAGCTCTAGACCATGGACCTGATCCCGCCCTACGACCCCGCCCAGCACGGCCTCCTGCCGCTGCTCGCCCGCCAAGGCCGTACCGCCGACTGGTTCACCACCGACACCGGCGACCCGTTCAGCGAACCGAACATCGCCCGCTGGTCCGCACACACCACCGCCAAGAACATCCCGTTCATCTACCAGCGGGCCGTATCCGAACGCCCCGAGATCAGCCAGTGGATCACCGCCCTCGCCGACCAGGCCCGCAAGGTCCAGGCCGAACGAGGTGCCCCCGTCCCCAGCGTCGTCCGCGGCCCCTCCCTGCTGCTCCTCGGCCCCACCGGGGTCGGGAAGACCTACGAGGCGCACGCCGCGATCCGGGAACTCGCCGTCACCGGCGTCGTCGCCCGGTGGACCGTCACCACCGCCGCCGACCTCTACGCCAAACTCCGGGCTCGCCACGGCGTCGACACCGAAGCCGAGTTCCACAGGTTCGTCAACGCCACCGTCCTCCTCCTCGACGACATCGGTGCCGCGAAGGTCAGCGAGTTCACCGAGGACATCAACTTCCGGCTCATCAACCACCGGTACGAGAACCAGCTCCCCACCCTCCTCACCTCCAACGTCGCACCCAAGGAACTCGCCAGCCGCGTCGGAGACCGGGTCGCGTCCCGCCTCAACGAAATGTGCCAGCGCGTCGTCATCACCGGCCCCGACCGCCGCAGGGGACAGGCCGCATGAGCATCGACACCGACCTCTGGGCCCCCGCCGACACCGCACCCGTCGCCGACTTCGAGCGGATGCCCCCGCCAACCTCGACGCCGAAGTGTCCGTACTCGGCGGGATGATGCTCCACCCCCACGCCATCGGCGAAGTCCTCGACGGGCCCCTCGAAGCCGACGACTTCTACCGACCCGCCCACGCCATCGTGTACGGAGCCATCACCGGCCTGTACGCCAAGGGCGAGCCCGTCGACCCGATCACCGTCACCAACGAACTCCGCGAAGCCGGGCTCCTCGAACGGGCCGGAGGCATCACCGCCGCCTCCAACCTGGTCCAGCAGACCCCCAGCGCCGCACACGCCAGCTACTACGCCGACATCGTCCACGGCGCCGCGAAGCTCCGACGCATCGTCCAAGCCGGCAACCGCATCACCCAGCTCGGCTACGCCGGGGGAGACCCCGACGAAACCGCCGACGCCGCCCAGACCGAACTCAACAACGCCGTCCAGACCACCGAAGACCCCGACTCCGCGCCCATCGGAGACGACTTCGAGGAGATGGTCGACGAGCTCGTCGAACTGGAGAAGAACGGGGCCGCCATGGGTGTCCCCACCGGATTCGCCGACCTCGACGAACTCCTCAAGGGACTCCACCCCGGCCAAATGGTGATCATCGCCGCCCGGCCCGCCATGGGAAAGTCCACGCTCGCCGTCGACTTCCTCCGCGCCTGCTCCATCAAGCACCAGCAGCCGTCCGTGCTGTTCAGCCTCGAAATGAGCCGACGGGAAGTCCAGCACCGCATCATGTCCGCCGAAGCCCGCGTCGCCCTGCACCACATCCGCGGCGGGAACATGACCGACTCCGACTGGGCCCGGTTCGCCCAACGGCTCCCCGACGTCACCGCCGCGCCCATCACCATCGACGCCACGTCGACGCTGACGATGACGCAGATCAAAGCCCGCGCCCGGAAGATCAAGCAGCGCACAGGGCTTGCCCTTGTCGTCATCGACTACCTGCAGCTCGTCAGCTCCGGCAGCGGGCGCCGCGCCGAGAACCGGCAGCAGGAAGTCTCCGACATGAGCCGTGCGATCAAGCTCATGGCGAAAGACCTCGAGGTGCCCGTCGTTGTCCTCGCCCAGCTCAACCGCGGCCCCGAGCAGCGCCAGGACAAGAAGCCCACCAAGTCCGACCTCCGTGAATCCGGATCCCTGGAGCAGGACGCCGACGTCGTGATCCTCCTCCATCGCGAAGACGCCTACGAGAAGGACTCGGCCCGCGCCGGCGAAGTCGACCTCATCGTCGACAAGCACCGCAACGGTCCCACCGCGGTCATCACCGTCGCCGCTCAGCTGCACTACAGCCGCTTCGTTGACATGGCGCGCACATGACCGACAACTGCCCGAGCTGTACTCGGGAATCCGTGCAGCCGGTCGCCGAACACCGGGGCGCCACCCAGGTCAGCCACCTGTACCGGTGCCCGGCGTGCGCTGAGACGTGGTCGACGAACCGGGACCTGCGGGCCTACGGGGAGGCGGCGTGACGGCCTCGGCGAGGGGGACCGGTCATCGGGTGGGGCGCGGGCGCGAGGGCTCAGAACCTCCATCGCGGGACAGAAACCGGCCTCTCGCGGGCGAACAGGCAATCAAAGCCCCCAGGGTTCACCCGCCCCGAGAAAGCCCGCGAGGCACCCGCACAGCCGATCCGATGTCAAAACCGATCCCCGGGCAGACCGAACTGCCCCTCACCTACCGCCAAGTGACCCTCTGGAGCCTCTGATGCCTACCAGCCTCGCCCCATCGCCGTCCGGCCTGTCGTCCACACCCGACGAGGGCCTCGATCACATCTACTGCTGCGACCCCGACACCGCCTTGTGCGGAACGGACATCAGCGGCTACGTCGAGCGCCCCGCCCTGGGCGATGTGGACTGCATCGTCTGCGACGACCTGGAGTTCAAGCCGTGCCTGACCTGCGGCACGTGACCCACGCACAACCGGCTGCCCCTGAGGAAAGCAGGGGCAGCCGGCCCGCCAACCCAACCACAGAGGAGTCTCTGATGCCCACCACCCCTGACCGCCCCGCCTCGGCCGAGCTGACCGAGGAGCAGCGCGACGCCCGTCGTACCCGCGCCCGTGACCTCATCGAGGAGCGACTCACCGAGACATGGCCCGCGTGGCGGCGCCCCGGCCGCAAGCCGAACCTGTCGCTCGCCGCCGACATCGCCCTCGACGCCCTCGGAGACCTCGCCGCCGAGATCCTCGTCGACGGCACGATGATGCGCTCCCTCACCATCAAGGACGGCGTCGCCACCCTCGAACTCGCCGAGGCCACCGAGATGGTGCGGATCTTCGCCGCCGGAATGCGCGGCGTCCTCGACGGCCACGGAGCCTCGAACTACGTCGAGATGGAGATGACCGACGGGTCGACCGGCGAGGGATTCACCGTCACCGTCCGCCGCCGGGAGCGCCCGACCCGCACGAGTTCCGGCTCCGCGCCGAGGACAAGGCGGCCGAGCTGGAGAAGCAGCTCGCTCAGTACGAGGTCATGAACCCGCAGCAGTGCCCCGCCGGGAAGCACGCCGACTGGCTCGTCGACTCGGAACACACCCACGCGTGCCCCTGGTGCCGCATTGAGCAGCTCGAAGCCGAGGAGGCAGCACGATGACCGACACCACTCCCACCCCTGACCGCCCCGCCGACCAACTGCGCGCCGCCGCCGAGCTGCTCCGCCAGACCGCGACCGCAGCTGGCGGTGAGGCCTGGACCGCGGAGCACTTCCCGGAGGGAACGATCGTCCGCCCGGCGGCGAACACGCACAGCCTTTTCCGCCTCGCCGCCCACGGGAACCGTGCGGCTGGCACTCCGTGCGTCACCCCGCAGGTCGGCACGCACATTGCCCTGCTGCACCCCAAGGTTGGTTTCGCCCTGGCCGCCTGGCTGGAGTCGGCGGCCGAGCGGTTGGGCGGCACGGAGGCGCCTCTCGCCGCGCTGCTCGACCCGTCCGCCCTGGCGGTGGCCCGGCAGCTCCTCGGCACCAGCACGGGCGAGGACACGGGCGCCGACGCCCAGACCGTCAGCTACTGGCAGCAGAAGCTCAGCGCTGTCACCGACGGCCGTGACCACCTGAAGCGGGAGAACGACCGGCTCCGGAGGGAACTGGCCCAGTCGGAACGCATCCGGGAGAACGCCGACTTCCACCTCGGGCAGGAGATGGCCCGCCGCCAGCTCGCCGAGAAGGCGACCGCCGTCCCGCCCGCGCCTGCCGACCGGGCCGCCCACTACCGCGACGCCGCCGACCACATCGACCACCTTCGCGCCACCATGGGCGCGCCCACCGTCCGGGACTGCTTCGCGAACGGGCTGGGTCACGCAGCCGCAGACCTCCGTCGCCTGGCCGACGCTGCCGCCGGGGTGCAGCCGCCCACCACGACCGAGGCGGACGACATGCGCGCCCGGTTCGAGGCGCTGGCCGCCGAGTGGGAGAAGCGCGGCGAGTACGGCGACTCCTGTTTCCTCTGGGGCGCACGGGGGATCCGGGCCGTCCTCGCCGCCGAGGCGCAGTCCGCTCGCCGTCGTCTCACCCCGGCCGAGCACGACCGGGCCTGGCACGCCATCGAGGGCTCCGCCGGGGAGGAGGGGGCCGACCCGGGCACGGTCCTCAACGCCGTGTTGCACGCCCTCCGCATTGACCCGCCCACTGCCGCCGAGGAGCAGGCCGCCAGCCCCCGCAACCGTCTGGCCGGTGAGGCTGCCGCCGGGGCACACCAGACCGAACAGGCGGATACCGTGCTCGCCGCCGCGATCCCCGAGTGGGAAGCCGTGTACGAGCCGGGCAACGTGTCCGACTACCTCATCGGCTACGCCAACAGCGAGGCCGCCGCGAAGGGCGCAGCGATCGCCTGGGTCCTCTCCCAGTCGGACAAGAACGCCGACCGCCTGGAGTGGGTGCCGCAGAACTGGAACGACCGCCACGACGCGTGGTTCGACCTGATCGAGCGGCACGACGACGGGATCGACACCGGGGTCGGCGTCACCGTCCGGCACCGGCTCCACCCGTACACCGCCGCCGACTTCACACCCGAGGACGACGCCACCCCCGCTGTCCCTGCCGCACCCGAGGAGACCCGGTGACCGCCCGGCCCCTGCTCTGCACCAAGTGCGGCGAACCCGTCGGTGTCGTCGAGGAGGTCGTCTGCCGGATCGTCTGGGACGAGGCGGTCATCGACGCCGACGGCACTGTCCGCCCCGCCGAGCAGCACATGGAGTTCTGGAAGGGCGACCCGCACCGCACGCTCGCCGTCTGCGACAACCCCACCTGTCGTCATCGGTGGACGCTGCGCAGGACGTTCGAGCCCGAGGCGCCCAACACCCCGCCCCTGCTGCCGGGTGATCCCGGCCCACACCACGGAGACCCACATGACCACGCCCACCCGCATCCAGCGCCGCCGCACCAAGGGCTGGCGGCTCCCCGAGAACGCCGTCATCGTCAGCCGACCGTCCCGCTTCGGGAACCCGTTCCTGATCAAGGACGCCATCGAAGCCGAGATGGGCAACCCGCACAGCGCCTGCACCCAGCTGTACAGCGAGTGGCTGCGCGTCGGCACCGAAGGCGACTGGTACCAGGAGACCTACCAGGTCGGCCGCCAGGTCTTCGACCGCCGCCGCGTCCTCGACGAACTTCACCTGCTGCGCGGCAAGGACCTCGCGTGCACCTGCCCGCTCCCCGCTGAGGGCGAGCCGGACCACTGCCACGCCGCCGTCCTGCTGGCCCTCGCCAACGCCACCCCGCCGCCTGACCCCTGTCTGCTGTGTGGCCGCCTGTGGTGGGGCGGCCACACCAACCCGGAAGGACCACCCGCCATGGCCGACACCGCCGCCTTCACCTTCACCGCCGACCGAGGCCCCTGCATCGTCTACGCCTCCAGCACCGGCGACGCCATCACCCTCGTCGACCACATGCCCGTCTCCGACGCCCGCGAGCGGGCCATCTGCCGGGCGCTCCTCGTCCACGCCCTGACCCTGCTCGACGACGACACCACCGAGGGGGCCCGGTGACCACCCAGCCCGGGAAGCCCCCGCTCGCCGACCTCTTCGCCGCCGCCCTCCGCAAGCGCGACGAGAACGGTGGCCGCCACCTCCACCACCGCGACTGCATCCACAACCTGCCCCCAGAACGGCAAGTCGCCATGCGCGGCAAGACCACCGAGTGGTGGACCCGGATCATCGGCCCGCTCCCCGTGCAGATCACCCCCGATCAGTGGGAGACCGAACCACCGCAGTGGGAGGAAACGTGACCCAGCCCCAGCGCGACGAGCGTCTCCATCACCTCCTCGACCGGCTGCTCCGCGGCGTACTCCTCCCCGAGGAAGCCGAGCAACTCGCCGGAGCCGTCCGGGTCCTCCAGGCCCGGGTCAACGACCAGGACGGGGCCGCCAGCGTCGCTGTGAGCGCCGTCCGGCTCATGAACCAGGCCGGAGCCCAACGCGACCGCGCCGAGGCCCGTATCCGCGAGCTGGAGGCCCAGGTCGCCCGGCTCGCCCCCGGGACCACCCCGTGAACGGGCCCCCGCCCTGCGCCTACGGGCACCCCTGCCACTGGGACGACGAGGCGGGCGCCTGCCCCTGCGACGACGACGTCCCGCCCGAGGACGAGCCCGAACCCCGGCCCGTGGTCGACGTGCCCGTCGGCCACTACCTCTGACCCAAGGAGCCCCATGACCCGCCGCGAACCCACCATCCACAACCCGGCCCTTACCGTCACCTGCCCGCACTGCCGGTGCGTCCCCGGCGCCCCCTGCCTCGACAAGCGCGGTAGCCGGCTCAAGGAAGGCCGGGTCCACCGTCGGCGGACCACCGAGTACAACCGGCGGAACACCGCCAAAACCACCCGATGACAGGCCCATCCACCACACCCCGGGGCGAGCACGCCGGCCGCCCCGGGGCCGGGTGGGAAACCGTCCTCCAGCCCGGCGCCGAACAGCACATCCCCGACGACCAACCCCAGCCGCGCGCCAACCGGGCCGCGCGCCGAGCAGCACGGAAGAGGAACCGATGAGCAGCAAGAAGAACGGGCGCCGCACCAGCGGCGACCCCCGCAAGTCCGGTGGCGACATTGCTGGCCCTGGAGGCCCACAAGACCGTCACGGCGTCATCCTCGACGACCGCAACGCCGTCCTCCTCGACCACTCCACCGTCACCCTCGTCGAAACCCGGAGCGGCGGACCCGTCCCCGCCATGCTCCTCGAAGGGCGCATCAACAAGAGCCCGGACCGGGCCCGGAACCTGTACCTGATGAACGAGGACGGGGCAGCCGCGATCGTCACCGAACTGATGGCCCTGGCCAACCGGATCAGCCCCGAGTTCGGGGACCGGTTCACCGCCCGCATTCAGCACCTCATCGACACCGGATCGTTCGGCCACGGCCAGCAGGGAGACCTCACATGAGCCAGCCCAGGCGCTTTCACCTCCAGCGCAACTTCGACGTGACCGGGGCGTCCGGCACTGGCCGAGTGGCCGACGGCGTTCTCTGGCCGGACGGGACGGCCACACTGCGGTGGCGGGGTGAGCGGGCATCGACAGTCAACTGGGACCGCATCGAGGACGCAGAAGCCGTCCACGGGCACGGAGGGCACACCGTCATCGTCTGGGACGACCCCGAGGAGTGTCCGTGATCCCCCGTCTCGCTGGTCGTCTCGCGACCGCCCTCACCCGGTACGCCCACCAGCACGGGGCTTACCACTACCTGTCCACTGGCTGCTTGCACGGGGAGCACGAGTACTGCCAAGGGAACACCGGGAAGGCGGGGGCGAAGAAGCCCGCCGAGTGCAAGTTCTGCCAATCGCACTGCCAGTGCGGTTGCCACCACAACTGACCCCGGACACACCGCGGCCCCCACCGGTTGGTGGGGGCCGCGGTGTGTCCGGGGTCAGCGGCGGCCGTCGCGAATCTGGTAAATCCGTGACCGTGACAGGTCGGCGTGGGTGGCGATGGCCGTCACCGAGATCCGAGCCGCGACGGCCTGACGGATGAGCTGGTCTCGTCGCTGCTCGCCCTCACTGATGGCGTGCGCCACGTTGGAGATCTCGTCGAGGAGATTACCCTCGGCGGTGGGGCCGGGGTGGGCTCCGGGCAGCTCGCTGTTGACCTGGTCTGCGAGTACCTGCCAGGACTCTTCGGTGGGGGTGCCGTCGTCGTCGGTGTCGAAGTCGAGGCCTTCGAAGTCTTCGAGGGCGACGGGCGCGTAGTCGTCGCCGCGGTTGATGGTGCCGCCGTTGGCCCAGAGGTTCTTGATCTGCTCCACGGTGACCTGCATAACGCTCCCCTCCGCCGCCACCCTGTGTAGCGCGCTACACAAAGACTCCTCCATGACGGGGTGACTGTCAAGCACGCTACACAGTTCAGATCGCCGACCTCTATCCCGCAGGCGGCTATGGGCAGGACCATGGCCCGGCCGCCTGAGGCGCCCCGCCGGCTGTGTCCCAGTCCGTCGTCACCTCCGTACCCGGGCAACAAGGGGCATAGAGCGTGGGGATCAGAACTTCATGGATGGGTGACACCTAGGGCACGGCACCGCCGCAGGCAGCCCATCCCAGCCAGTCTCGTCCCGCCGACGGGTGACCTCGTCACACTCGGGGTCCCCGCAGTGCTTCCACTTCTCCCACCCTGTCGGCCGCGCCCCAGTGGCAGCCTCCTCCAGGCGCCGCCACGAGTCCTGATACGGCCTGTGCGGGCCCGAACGCCCGGCAAGCTGCATCCACCCGTCCACGACCGCATCCGTGCCCTGCAGGGGCCTCCTGGCCGCCTCGCGGAAGGCTGCCGGGTCCGGGAGTTCATCCACGGCCAGCCGGTGCACGTACACCGCCGCAGCAGAGTTCACCGCCGCACCCCCGAGGTCGAGGTACGTCTTCAAGTCCTGCTCCATCCAGCCGGCGTCCAGGGCGGCAGCGACCAGAGCGACCAGCCGCCCCCGCTGCTTCGACCCCGGTGGACGGCCCCGGAAGTCCAGGGCGGCCACGAAGGGCTCGGCCAGCGGGTGAAGCTCGCCCGAAGGGGGAGCCACCGCTGCCCCATGCCCGGCGGAAGGCCCAGTCGTGGCTGTCCCTTCGAAGAAGGAATCGCCACCGCCTCCGCCCTCGGCTGCCGACTCCCGGGCCGCAGGGGAGGACTCCGCCGCGGGGGAGGAGGTGTTAGAGGGGGTCTTGAAAGAGGAGATAGGAGGAGTAGGGGTCACCTGAGAGATGACCCTTTCCTCACCTGTCAGGTGACCCTTTCGCTCAAGAGGGTCACCTGAGGAGTGATCCTTCTCGCGGCCGCCTTCTGAAAGGGTCACCTCCGGGGTGACCCTCTCCGGCCGGGTGCAGTGCCCCCTCCAACCGTCATGCGGAGACTCCGGGCATAGCTGTGCAAGCCTGTACACCGCAACCTGGCCGACACGCCCCTGCGCGTGCTGAACCAGCACACCCTTCTTCAGCAGCTTGCTGATCGAGTTCTTCCAGCCCGCCGCCGACTTGTTCGCCCGATGCAGCATGTACTCCTCATGCACCGGACCCCACGTCAGCCGACTCCCATCGTTCGCGTTCTCCGCGAGCAGCAGAAGGTCGCTCCGCTCGCCCGCGGTCAACCCGGCGTCCTGCCAGTGATCCAACACCTCGACGATCAAACGCACGCCCACAGCCGGCCCCCTCTCGCCAGGCCCGGCACGGCAACGGACAGCACAAACACAGCACTCCTACGGGGATAGCTCGGGACTCGCCCGCCGATCTGGAAACGGCCGGGCAGCAGACGCCGCCCGGCCGTGAGAAACCGCAGGGGCTGATCAGCCCATCTGGCGGCGAAGGACCCGCAGGGTGTCCACGAACGCCTGCATCTGCGCGATGAGGATGTCGGCGCCATCCTTGTCGACCTCGACGTCCGACTCCCCGCCCAGGTACATGACGAACGTGTCCTCATCCGGACTGCGGTCGATCTTGAGGAGTTGGGCCTTGATGAGCGCGTCAGACGAGTCGCCGTCGAGCGGATCGGGGTTTGCCACACTGTGCTCCGCCGACAGGTGGATCGTCATGCCCAGGGTGGCGCACGCCGACGCCAAGTGCTTCTCACGGCACCAGGCGGCACAGGGGGTGGGATGTGACACCGGAGCCGGCGGCTGCGGAGGAACCGGAGCCGACAGGACCGGGGCGGGAGCGGGCGCAGTGGCCCCACCGGCAGCCACCGCAGAGTTTTCGATATCGGATACCATCACGACGAGACCTTCTTCCTGGACGAAGCGGGTTGAAGACCAGACGGATGGTGCCGCTGGTCACAGGCCGGGCGGACCCAAACCGCCCGGCCTTTTAGCGCCCCCGGGGTGGTGAGCCCCAGGGCCCTGCAGCGTCGGCTGGTGAGGCCGACGACGTGGGAAGAACCTAGATCAGGCCACAGGGGGCCTACACAACATTCAGACCCCTGAAAGTGCGCCTCGACTATCAACGTTGATAGAACAACGAAGAGTCGAAACCGCAGGTCAGTACAGTCTTAATAGACAAACGCGGCCCCCTGACCACCAGGTTTCCCGATAACGGGAAACCCCCTCCGTTGTGTAACTGGATTTCGGTATGTACCTTCACCGGCCCGCCAAACCTGGCCGAAACGCGACCGTGGCTGCAGTCACCCCACGAACCTAGCCTCCCGTCAGAACCGGCCATCGAAAACCGGCGACGCTTCTAACTTGATCAAGAGGGGGCTGCGGTGACATATTCTCAATTTCGGGCAAATCGCAGGTCGCTGACCTGGGACATGTACCTGAGGTATATCCATGTAGCGCTCACGTACAGCCGAAAGACGTGTCCTGAATTCGATCATGGCGGCGGGTCCTGGAGTGCGCCGCGTCGCACTCAACCCGCAGGACTCTCGTGAACCAGGGGTCGGTGCGCACTCCGGAAACGGCGGGCACATCGGAGGGCGGGGCGCTCCCGCCCGGCGTCGGGGCCTTGAAGTGGTGGCCCCACTTCGCGAGTCGCCCTTCCTCGGCCAGCTTCGCCAGGGCCGCCCGGGATGTAGAGGACGATGCGTTGAACTCGCGGCCGACGTCGGACCCGTACAGGGGAGTGCCAGGTGCGTACCCTCCACGCTCAAGTGTGGCTTCGATTCCGGCGCGCACCCGGCGCTGGTCTTCGGCGTCGTCGTACTTGTGGGCCTTGCCGGGCCAGCCTCGCCCGAGGTGGTGGTACCCGTTGTAGAGCGGGCGCTCGCTGGTGATGGCGTCGTTCTCCGCGGTGAGTGCGGACTCCCGGTCGTCCAGCCACTGGACGTCCTTCCGTGTGACGTGGTGCCACCAGTTCTTGTCGCCAGCGTGCTCGATGAACCGGGTCTTCGGGAACGCGCTGATCCCGATGTAGAGCAGCTGGTCGTCGGCGTCGTAGAGGCGGTAGAGCGCAGTGCGCTCGGGCGGTGCGGGCATAGAGGTTCCCTCCGTTGCCGTGGGTGCGGCTACCAGAAGAACCGTATCGGTATTTGTGAATAGTCGCTAGCGACTCTGATGAGAAGAACGAGAAAGCGCCCCAACTCGCGGGGGTTGGGGCGCCTGAAGTGCAGGTCAGAAGTCGTACCGCAGCGAGTAGAGGTGGCCCGCTTTCGCCATGGTCGTCACCTCGATCACGCGGTCGCCCGTGCTGTGGACCACCCGAAACGTCCGGAGGATGGCTACCTGGCGCGGCAGCTGCAACGCCTCGTACTCCTCGTTCGTCGCTTCCTCGGCTGTCACGTGGTCCACGGTGCGCAGCGGTGGAAAACCGAGGCTGGCAAGTAGAGTCGGGCTCCCGCCCTTGATCTTCGCCTTGCCCTCCAGTGCGGTACCCGCCGCCAGCTCTAGCGGGTAGTACGAGTGCACGAGCTCGCACGGCTCGCCCTGGAGCGACAGGAGCTGCTTGCGCAGGACTGCTCTCCCCGTCGGTTCAAGGCCCATGGCTGCCCGGACGTCGGCCGGAGGGGTCGTCTCCGCTACTTCCAGGAGGCGGATGCTGGGGCGTCGGCCGTTCTTCTCGGCCTCGCTCAGCCATCGGTACGGCTGCCCAGCCTCGGAGGGCTTCGAATAGGCCGCTGGCGTCATGGTCTGGCGGCGCACCTCGAGCGCCTTGACGGATGAGCCGGCTCGCCCTTCCAGCAGCCCCTCGGCTTTGAGCATTGAGACGGCCTTCTGGATGCTGGCGCTGGACGCCCCAAAGCGCTCCTTGAGCTGTCCGGTGCTAGGGATCGCTTCGCCAGCTGGTAGGTCGCCGACGAGGATCGCGCGACGGAGGTCGGTCGCGATGCGCTCGTGAAGGGGCCTGGGGTCTGCCGCGTCGCTGGGGGTGCGGTTCTTCGCTTCCGGCATCTCAGTGCACCTTCATTTCGTATCGGAGTCTCCGGAGTTTGGCGGGGGCCACCATCACGTCCGCCTGGACCGGTCGGCCCGCCTCGTCCAGCGAGAGGCGTTCGATGACCACGACCGGCTCGTGATCAGTGAGCTGGAGTTGCTGCTGCTCAGTCTGCGAGGAGGGGCGGGCTGTGACGTCTTCGATAACGCGCGTGGCGACGTGGCCCAGCTTGGCGAGCAAGGTGATCGCACCCCCCTTGATCTTTCGCGGCTCGGCGAGCGCGGTGCCCTTTGCGATGTCGCGCGGGTAGTACGTGTCTGCGAGCTCAACCGGCGCGTCATCGGAGTAGATCGTGCGCCCGCGAACGATCGCGGTCTCGCCGGCCGCCAGGCCGAAAGCGTTCGCCACGGTCGCGGGCGGAACCGTCTCGCCGGTGCGGGTGAGCTCCTGGCTCCCCTTCGTGGACTGGCGGTTGGCCTCTTCCGTCCAGGCGTCCGCCGCTCCTGGGGGCGGGGCTTGGTGTAGTCCGCCGACGTGCTGACCCACTCGTTTTCGCTGGCCACTGGCGTCTCCGTCTCCTTCTCCGTAGTACGAACCTAGCTGGTTATCACGATAAGCAGGCGTGCCGGGCATCCGGATGTCGCGAGAAGCTTGCTGCTTTTTAGAAATAGCAGTACGGTTGCGAAGTCAGCCCGACACCAACCTCGGATTGGAGGACTTCGCGATGGCGCTTCCCCAAAAGCTGCCGACGCTGTCCGTCAAGGAAGCGGCCACCGCCCTGGACGTACACCCGTCGACGATCTACCGCTGGGTGGACGAAGGCGAGCTCACCGCCGTCCGCTACGGCAAGAGCCCCAGCGAGGGCAGCAAGAAGAGGGGCGGCGAGATCCGCATCCCCGAGCACGTCATCGCCGACCGCATGCGTCGTGGCCCCGTCGCCGAGATCGTCGAGGCTGCGGCATGACCCCGCCGCTCACCCCGCCGTCCGCCCTGCTCTCCGATGCCGACATCGCCGCCCACGCCGCCGGCTCTTACGTCCGCCGCCCGGCCCGGGTTTCCCGCGAGTCGGTGATTCTCCCCGTCGCCCCGGCTGCTCGCCGTCGGCTGATCGCTCTCCGGCGTCTGTGATGGCGACGGCCGAGCAGCCCCGTGAGAACAAGGTTGTCGCGGAGCGTGCGACTCCGGATGCGTGCCGCCGCGATTACGAGGCTGGTGCTCAGGTTCGGGCCCGGTTGGCCCGGCAGGAAGCCCGCCGCCGCAAGACCACCTAGACCGCCGCTCCTGCCCGGTGTCCCCCCGTCCCGGGCAGGAGCGGCTTCCCACCCCAACCGAAGGGAACCCTCATGGTCGCCAGCATCATCTCCGCCACCTCCGCCCTGTTAGGTGTCGGCCTGACCCTGTTCTTCCAGCAGCGGCAGGCCCGGCAGGTGCGGGCTGAGGGGCTGGCCGGTGAGCTGCGACGGGACACGCTGCAGGCGGTTGCGGAGCTTGCTGCTGCTGTTGCGGATCACCGCCGGACCATGTGGGTGAGGGAAGAGAAGCGGCTGAACGGCGAGGACTGGGCGCAGGATCGTGCCGCGTCGCATGCCACCCGGTCCGCGATCACTATCCCGTACACCCGGCTGTGCATCCTCGCCCCGGTTCTTGACCGGGCGGCGAATGACGCCCTCGCAGCGACATACGCGATGCGGAACGCCACCACCATCCTTGAGCTCGAAGACCAGCGGGATCTTGCGTTCGTTGCCCAGGCCCGCCTGATGGCGGCAGCCACTGCCGAACTCAACCCGAACTGAACCCCAGCGCACCTCGCTGTACCCCACCCAAGCCAACCGAAGGGCACCCCCATGTCTCCGTACCTGATGTCCGCGCCCCGCCTCGACCTCCTGTCTGATGCCGATGATGCCGCCACGTCGGTGTCCGCGGTGTGGCGCAGGGCGAACACGACTGTCGCCCAGGCCGAGGAGGCCGCCGAGGGTGCTGACCGTGACCGGCTTGCGGTGTCCCTGCTCTCCGAGTACCGGGACGCCCGGTCGAAGAACGACCGGGACCGCATGTCGCACGTCCTCCTCGCCGCGACCGACCTTGACCACGCGTCCCCCGGTTGGCCGCGGCTGATGGACGAGATTCGCGGCCTGAACACCCCGGCCGCCGCCTGACTCTTTTCGCCCTCCATCGCCGCCATCACCTGGAGCCCCACATGAGCATGCCCCGCCCCATTGCCGACCTGATCTGCCTGGGTCGGGACCTTGTCCGCCACCCGCGGATGGTGCTCCTGAACCGGGGGCATCACCGGTGGACGCCTGCCGGGCTGATCGCCGCAGCCGCTGTCGCCTCGGCTGGCACCCCGGTCGGCTACCACGTCCTTGCCGCCGCGGTGCTCGTCGCCGGGCCGTTCTGGGCGCTCGACATGATCGGCGCCCTCGCCCACGGGCTGTGGCAGTCCGGGCGGATCTGGTCCGACCTGGAGTGCCAGTGCTGCGGCGACGACCCCGACGACGAAGACGACGACCCCGTACCGGACGAGCCGGAAGACGACGGCGGACTCGCCGCCGACATCGAGACCTGGCTCAAGACCCAGACCACCCACCACTGAAGGGCCCCGTCATGATCACGCAGACCGCCTGGCCCGAGAACGTCATCGCCCGCTACCTCACCGCCGGCGGAGCCACCGTCGACCTGACGCACCGGCTCACCGTGCATAACCCGCCCGAGCCGTTCGCCACCCTCGCGACATGCACAGGCTGCCCCGTCACCGAGGAGCGTGGCCACTACCGCACCTACTACCCCTCGGGCGGCTTTCTGGGTGACGCGGTCGAAGAGCACGAGCCCGAGGCGGCCGACGCACAGGCCCGTGCCTGGGCGCAGTCCCACGCCGAGACCTGCCGCGCCATCCCCAAGCCCGCCTGACCCGAAAGGAGCGACAGTGCCGAGCGATCCCATCACCGGACTTCGACTGAAGGACGGCAGCACCATCACGGTCAACCCACGAGACCCCCGCGACTGCCACACCATCAGCCACACCTTCTTCCGGGCGACGGTCCGCTGCGCCGCAACAGGTGCGGTTCGGCGAATCAAGTGGCGGAACGTCGTGCGCGTCCGCCGGACCTCCGAAGACGGCCACTACTGGACCTCCTGAACACCCCTCACTCAAAGGACACCGCCATGGCACTCCTGATCACGATCGCATTCCTGTCTCCCATGATCGCCGTCACCATCTGGCTCGCCTTCAGCCAGCCGGTGAACCGCGACGACTCCTGAACCAAGCAACCCAGAAAGGACACCGACCCGTCGTGACCACGCAGATCATCGAGCCCGGCCGCTATGACTACCGCCTCACCGTCAAGTTCCCCAGCACCTACACCCCCGACCACACGCCGCCCGCGTTCCGCTTGGCCGCCGCGTACCCGACCAAGCGAACCCGCAGCGTGTTCGGGCAGTTCAACCTCACTGCGCGCATGCCGCATGACCTCATCCGCGATCACTTCGTCCGCCGGGTCACGGATGAGCTGCTGCTGACGAGCGGTGACATCGAGCTTGTCAGCTTCACCCTCGACCAGCCCGCCTGAGCAACCACCCCACACCAGGAAGGAATAGACCCGTCGTGACGACCAGCCCGCCCCAGGTGAACGGCCACCGCCGCCGCATCCCCGTGATCACGGAGTGGCAGACGCTCCTCGCGGCAACCGCCGAGGAGCCGGTCGCCACCACCGAACCCCAGCCCGAACCGGCCCCGCCCACTGTGGACCTCATCGCCCAGGCCGAGGCCGACGCCATCCGCACCAAGGCCTACGCCGACGCCGAAGAACAGCGCGCCCGAGCCGAAGCTGAGGCCGAGGCCCTGCGCATCAAGGCCGAAGGCGAGGCCAAGGCCGCCGAGATCAAGGCGGCCGAGGAAGCCCGCAAGCTGAAGCTCGCCAACGACAAAGCCCAGGCCCGCGCCATCGAGGAACAGGCCGCCCGGGACGCCCGCATCGCCGAAGCCAACCGGAAGCGCGCCGAAGCCGAACGTGGCCAGCGGGACGACGAGCGCGCCCACCGGGAGCAGCAGCAGACCGCCGCCGCCGCCGAAGCTGAGATCGCGAAGGCCGCCAGCACCTGGCGCGGGTACGCCATCGCCTTCTACGCCGTGTGCGCGGTCGTCGCCCTCCCGGTGCAGATCGCAGCGTTCTGGGACCCGGACGCACCCTGGCTCGTCATCGCCCCGCTCATGCTCGAAGGTGCCGCGCTCGTCGTCACCAAGGGCGCCGCCGCAGCTGTTGCCGCGACCCGCCCGCACTGGCACTACCGCACCGTCGCCTGGATGTTCGCGTTCATCGCCGCCGGGATCAACCTCGTCCACGGGCTCGACGCGTTCGATCCCGCCACCGCGATCGGCACCGCCTTTGCGTCCCTCGCCGGCCCCGGGGTGTGGGACCTCCACGAGCACGGGCGGATCCGGCGCCGCGACGGTGTTCTGACGCGGCGGCAGCGGAAGGCCCAGGCTGCCGCGGCCAAGGCGGAGCTCAGGCAGAAGGCGGCCGAAGAGAAGCGGAAGGCCAGCGAGAAGGAAGCCGCGGAGGAGGCTGCCCGGGAAGCCGCCGAGGCGCTCGCCAACTCCCGCGCCGAAGAGTTCCCGGAGGTGTGGGACGAGGCGGAGAAGATCGCTGCGGCAGTCGGCGAGATCACCGTCACGGAGGCCGTTTGGAAGCGCGCCTACCGCAACATCCAGGGCGCCGAGCCTGGCGAATCCATTGAGTCCATCACAGCCCGCCGGAAGGCCGAAGGGCGAGTCGCAGCAGCCCTCTCCGGGACCCCAGTCGCCACCCTCAGCAAGAACAAGAACGCGCAGCGTGCAAACCAAATGCCCCGGGTTCAGCGAGGGCCTGCACGCAAGCCTCCCGTCCGCCGCCCGGGAGACACCGCGAAGTACGTCCAGGCCGCCCGCAAGCAGGCCGCCATCACCGCCAAGAACGCCTCCACCGAGGAGCAGAAGTGACCGTCCGAATCAACACTGAGGAGACTCGATGAGCACCCCCTCCGAGCAGGTCCGTAACTTCGCCCAGCAGCAGGCCGACCAGCCCTTCACCGCCCCGCCCCGCCCCCGCAAGGCGCCGACGAACGGTACCCACCAGGGCGGGGACAACAACTCGAAGACGCGTAACGGCGGAGGGTTCAACCCGAAGGTCGGCCTGACCCTCAACAAGACCGTCGTCCAGGGTGCTGGCACAGTCGGCGCCACCCCGGGCGCGGGCACCCGCTCCGGAACCGGCGGGAAGGTCCCGGGTTCCGACTTCATGTCGAACGAGGACATCCGGGCGTTCTGCGAGCACCACCGCAAGCAGTCCCGGAACGGGGCCACCGAACTCGCCCTCGACGCAGACCACCTGGAGACAGTCCTCCGCGCGATCCGCGACCCCAACGGCACCATCGGAGGGTCCCGGGCCAGGGCCCGCCGTGTCACCCGGTGGCTGAAGAAGGCTGCCGCCGCCCAGAAGGCACAGCAGAAGTACTTCGCCGCCCTCTACGCCACGTTCGAGCGGGAGTTCGACTCCAACCTCCGCACCGTCGGCAAGGCTCGCTCCCAGCAGCGCCCCACCCGCAACTTCAACTGGCAGTAACCGTCCCTGACTGGAGTACATCCCGTGGCTGACAGCCCCAAGGCCGACCTGTGGAAGGCCATCAAGCACCCCCGCATGAGGCCCTGGCTGACAGTCGCCGCCGAGGTCCCCGCCACCTTCGCCTCCCACCACTACTGGGGCGACTCCGTACCCGCAGCGATCGGCCTCACCGTCGCCGCCGGGGTACTCACCGCCGCAACCTGGTGGGCGGCAGAGGGCACCCGGCCCGGCAGGCGGATCCACGCCACCCTGTCCACCGGCCTCGGAACCTCCTACCTCGTCGTCGGGACCGTCACCGGCCCGTTCGACCCGGCCATGGCATCCACCCTCGTCATCGGCGGTGCGGTCGCCGCGGGGTCCTGGAACATCCGCCAAGCGTTGCGCGTCAACGTCGACCCCCAGAAGACAGGCGGCAACGCCGAGACCGGTGTACTCGTCAAGGCCATCGGTGACGCCAAGGTCGCCCTCCGAAGCAAGCCGAAGATCGAACCTAACAAGGTCACCGCACCCCTCCAACTCGCCGCCGGACAGGTCACCTCCGACGACCTTGGCAACCGCATCAAGCACATCGCCGGCGAACTCGGCGTCTCCCCGACCAGCATCCGCGTCATCCCCGACCCCGACGACGCCGCCCGCGCCACCCTCGTCGTCGTCCCCAAGGACGAACTCAAGCAGCCCACCCCTGGCCCGGCCCGTCCAGCCCGGGTGGCAGCATCACCGAGCCCGTCGTCCCCGGCATCTACGAGGACGGTGAGGAGGCGACGCTGTGGTTCCCCGCCGGACCCGGCCGGAACGCCACGCACTTCCTCACCGCCGGGATGAACGGCTCCGGGAAGTCCGCCGGCCAGTCCGTTGCCATCACCGAAGCCCTGACCCGCCGCGACGCCATCGTGTGGGCCGTCGACCCGTCGAAGGGCATGCAGACCTTCGCCCCGTTTCTGCCCCACCTGGACTGGGTCGAGATGACCGAGGCCGGCGGCAACGAGATGATCGACGCCCTGTCGCAGGTCATCACTGCCCGCGCCAACCGCCTCGGCCAGCACGGCTACAAGAACTGGACCCCGGACGCGTTCGACCAACTCGGCATGCCGTACCTGATCGTGTGGATCGAGGAAGCCGCCAAGTTCTTCCGCAACGGCACCGAGATGGAAGGCTTGGTCATGGAGGCCAGGTCCGCCGGGATCAGCGTCATCATCAGCCTCCAACGCCCGTCCGCCACGTCGATGCCGACCGACGTCCGCGAGCAGCTCGGCGGCGTCCTCTGCTTCGGCGTCAAGGGCTCCACCACCGCCGACATGGCCCTCCCCGACGACGTCCGCGACGCCGGCGCCCGCCCCGAAGCATGGGAGAACCGCAAGCCCGGCTACGCCTACCTCGTCGCCCCCGGCGTCGACGAAGACCGCTACGCCACCCCGCTGCGCACCTACCTCATCGACGACGACCAGATCACCGGGGCCCTCGCCATCCTGCCCCGCACCCCCATCGACCCCGTCACCGCCGCCGCAGCCGGTGACGCCTACGCCAACCGCACCCAATACGACACCGACAGTCCACTGACCAGCGGTGACACCGACAGGCAGGAGCCCGTCCTCATGACCAAGGACGACAACGAGCAGGCAGAGAAGGCACTGCTGGAGAAGCAAGTCGACCGCGAGATCGACGCCATGGTCGGCGACGACCCCGACGACGACGGACACGTCCCCGATGTCGACGCCGACCAGGAAATCGCCGCGGTGAGCGAGGTGTGGTCGTTCGGCCAGGCCCAGGCGACCGTGGAGGAGAAAACACCGGAGGCCGGGATGGAAGCCCTGATGGTGATGCTCGACGAGTTCCGGGCCGAGGAGCGGGAGACGATCGGACCGAAGGACTTCAGCCCCTACGGCAAGGGTTCACGCATCGGAAGGGCCCGTTCCTGGGTGTCAGGGGCCCTCGGAGACCTGTCAGATGCCGGGATTCACCTGTCAGAAACGGACAAGCCGGGGGTGTACCGGCTGCTGTACCCGGAGCTGGCGGAGGTCTGACACCCGGGGGTGTCAGCGCTGACACCCCATCTGACCTGCGGTGACACCGTTCTGACAGGGTTCTGACACCCCGAAGGTGTCAGGACCGGTGTCAGAAGCCCTCCGGAGGGCCGATCTCTATAGGTCATGCGCGTGCGCGCGCATGACCCGCCCCTCCGTGACACCCCAACCTGACACAGGAGACAAACCCGTGAAAAGCCCCGAACCGGACGGAGGTCGGGCCAAGGTACTCGCCGCAGCACTCCGCACCTGGACCACCGTCGACAACGACCCCAACCCCCGTCGCACGCCTCGAAATCCGGTATCCACCCCACTGGGCCTTCACCCACACCAACCCCATCACCGCCCGCCAGCAGACCCGGCTCCTCGCCTTCCTCCGCGACGACCTCGCCGAGAACCGGCCCACCCACTCCACCCCCGAACGAGCCGCCGCCGTCATCCAAGGGCTCCTCGCCGAGCACGCCGCGGCCGGCCGTAGTCGCATCACTACCGCAGACCTTGCGCAGGCTGCGCCGCGCATCGGCCGGTCCCGGGCCTGGATCGCCGCTCACATCACAGACCTCATCGACGCCGGAGTGCTTCGCGAGACCAGGCGCCCCGACACCTTCCGCATCACCTAGGAGCCTTCTCATGCAGCTGCCCGAGCAGCCCGTCGCCGGGCAGCCCGACCCCACCGTCCGTCGCAACGCCGACCAACTGATGGCCGCGGTCGACGAGGCTCTTCTCGCCCGGCAGGCCACCTTTCACCGTGACGACCGCCCGCTCCCCGCCGTGGGTACGGCACCGCCTGTTGCCCAGCCTGGGACTCCTCCGATGTCGCAGTGGGCCACGGACGCGAGCGGCGTCCTCAAGGCCGTGTCCGTGGCGGCCCTGCCGATCGGCGGCGCCCTGTGGATCGTCGGCCAGGTCGATCCGCTGACCCTCGGCATCATCTTCGGCTCCCCGGCCGTCGCGGCCCTGGCCGTCGCCCGGCTCGTCGCGAAGGTCAAGGACGCCAACCAGAACGCCCCCCAGCCGGTCACCAACCACTTCCACGGCACCGTCCACCAGGACACCCACACCGTCACCAGCACCACCCGGGGGATCATCGCCAACACCCGCAACCAACACGGAAACTGAGCAGCCACCCCAAACCGACTCACAACCCCGACAAAGACGGGACGATCGAAAAATGACCCACAAGCCCAACAGCAACCAAGACGAGCAACCACCCGCTGCTACGCCTCCACTGGACCCACATGAGAACCAGGCAGAGTCCGACCACATGCGTGACGTCGACTTCTGGGATGGCACCGGAGACCCGCTCGACTTCTACGACCCCTGAACCGCGACCTGAAGGAGCCCACAGATGTGGGACAGCATCATTGCCGTCACAGGCACCCTCGCGGGTGGCCTCCTCGTCACGGTGACCCAGCAGTGGACCGCCCGGCGCGCCCGGCGCGAGCAGCACCGACAGCAGGTGGCAGACCTCACCGGCCAGCTACTCAGCGCGGCGCTCCGCTACCGCCAGCTCTACTGGCTCCGGGTCGACTCCCTTCGGGAGGGCGAGCCGGACCCGGTCGCCCGCGGCGACTTCTACCAGGCCCGGTCCGACGTCACCGAAGCCCGCGACCGGCTCGCCCTGGTGGTCACCGACGAGGCGCTGCTCCGGGCAGCTGGTCGAGCGGCGTGGTCAGCACTGGACCTCTCCGACATCGACCCCGGCCACCCGCAGGACGGCCGGTACGCCCCGGAGGTCGAGGCCCGCCTCGACGCCGCACGGGAACGCAGCCGAGACGCCCACACGGAGCTACGACAGGCCGCTACCGGCTACGGCACCCGGGCAGCACCTGGTCGCGCCGTCGATACCCGGTCGCAACGCACCTGATTCGAGCGCAACGAGGCCCCGGACCGTCTGGTCCGGGGCCTTCTGTGTTGCACGGGCGATCCACGAGTCACCGAGACTGTTCGTGGGCCGGAGGGTGACCTGTACGTCGAGCCGGCTGCACAGGTCGTCCAGCGCTTGCTGGCATTCGTCGTGAGTGCTGCCGTGGACCGTGAACCTCGCCATGAGCACAGTCTGCCGGGGGAGTATGGGGGCGTCAGGTGTTTTCCGCTTCCCAGGGAGCCCAGTCGGCCTGGTAGTCGGGGTGGTCGGCGTACAGGGCGGCGAAACAGCGGAGGGTGTACTCCAGTGCGGCCCGGTAGCCGCTGACGAAGATGGCGGGCGGGTAGACGCCCTGAACGTGGTCGGGGTGCGGCAACGCTTCGTTCCGCACGGCGATGTCGTAGATGCCGATCAGCTGCCGTTTCGCTTCGACTTCCCGCAGGGTGCGGGCCGGGTCCTGGCGGGCAATGTGGGCTCCCTCGTCTGCCCAGGTGTGCCGCGCTACGGGAGCCCCGTCGCCGGCGAGAACAGTCGCCCCTTCCAGCCTCCAAGAGGCGCCGCCTTGTTCGCGGCTGGCCGCCTGCCGCGCCACCTGCTCGTCGTCGTCGAGCCGGGCCTTGAGGAAGGCCACCAAGTCGTCGGTCATGAGGACTCCTGGTTCTGCCGCCGCAGTTCGTCGAGCAGCGACGGGTTGACGATCCGGACGATGGTCTCAATGTCACGGTCTACGGCGGCAGGCCACAGGATGTCCCGGGCCGCCCGGTACTTGGAGGCCAGCCGGGTCCGCTGCTCCTCGGGCAGCTTGACCGCCCGGTCGGGGTGGCTGTTGTGCGCGTTGTCCGCGACCTTCAACAGAACCGCGTCACGGCCCCGCCCGGTGATGCGGGCCACCTTCTCCCCGTAGGGCACCCCGCGCTCGTTCGTGACCGCCTCCACCAGCGCGACCACGTGATCCGGGACCCCTGTCTCACGCAGCTGCTCAGCCGTCCAGTCGGTGTCCTCGATGACGTCGTGCAACAGCCCAGCCATCACCAGCTCGTCACCGAACGGGACCAGCCCGGCAGCCACCGCACGCACGTGCTCGATGTACGGGACGCCGACCTTGTCCACCTGGCCGGCGTGCGCGGCCGAGGCCAGGGCGTCAACCTCGGCGACGGACTTCATACCTGCTCCTTCTCGGCCTGACTGGCGGCTCGCTCCCTGTCGATGCGGTCGGCGATCTTCCGTGCCCACTCGCGGCTGTACGGCGTGTGCTTGGCGATCGTCATGAGCGGAACCCCGGCGGCCCTGGCGTCCGCAATCAGGTCGTCGAGGTTAGCCCGCGCTTTCTCGTGGGCGGAGGTTGCGCGGTCGAGGCGGCGGAGCCATGAGGCTTCGACGTCGGGTTCGGGGCGTGGCGTCATACCGTCGATGATCTCACGCGGGCCTGCCAAGTCGGTGGGCAGTGATCCGCCAACCTTGTGGGCGCTGATTCTCGGATTCGTCATGCCAACTATGTTGCACCCGGGTGGGCCTCTGTGTCACTATCGAAGTGCCAAGAAAGTTGGCAGTCGAACCCGAGGGGGACCCGTGATCGCCAGCAACCGCACCCGCCGCGCCACACTCCGCGCCCGCCAGCTCGCCAACCGGGCCGCCGCCCGCATCCGCCGCACCGGCACCGGCACCCTCGCCACCCACTGTTTGGCCGCTGGCCTCACGCCCCGCGAAGCCCAGTCGGTCGCCGGCTCCCTCCGGAAGAACGCCAAGAAGGCCGGGGTTCTCGGCACGGTCGGCCGCACGTTCCGGAAGGGCGCCGCCCGGGTCTGCACCCGCTACACCCGGGCCGCTGTCGCCCTGATCGCCGCGATCTACCGGCCCCGCAAGGCCGCGTACAAGGTCGCCGCCGCCAAGCTCGCACTCGTCGCCTGACCCTCGCCCCGCCTTCGGAAGGACACCCGATGACCGACACCCCGATGACCCCGGACCGCGAGCAGGAGATCCGCACCTTGGACCTCCTGGAGCTGATGTCCGACCGTGCGGCTCCTGTGATCAGCGGCCACCTTGCCGCACTGCTCGGAGAGGTCGACCGGCTGCGTGCCCGGGTTGCCGAGCTGGACGACGCGAACGCCCAGTTGAACCAGCAGATCGCCGCCCAACGATCCACCGCCAAGCAACTCCTCGGGCGGGTCTCTGAGCTGACCGCCGCCCCGGTAGACGAGGCGGTCGAGATGGCCGAGGCGGAGGTGGAGCTGGAGGCCATGCGCCGCGAGCACCCCGCCCCGTGCAGGGTCCCCGACTCCCCGGACTGCACCTGCCCGTCGACGGAGCGCCTCTTGGCCAGAGACGAGTTGAAGAAGGCGCTCCGTGGACACCTCTTCGGCGGCGGCACCCCGTGACCCCGCCGCCCGCCCCGGCCCCGTTGCCGCCGTGGGAGGAAACCCTGGACGAGATCAAAGCCTGGGACCGGTACGTGTTCGACCGGGACTATGACAACAACGACGAGGACTGACATGAACGAATACCCGCACCTCCCCGCCGAATGCCGTAACGGTCGCTGCGACCACGAACCCAACCGGTGCGTCCGCTACAGGTCTCGGCGTTGCCTCTCCGGCGAATGCACCCACGCCCGCCAAGACCTGATCTGCGCCGTGAACTACCCTGCCGGCGGCGATAAGCAGTGACCGCCCCGAACCCGATGGGCTGCCGCTGGTGCGGTATCGACCGGCGGGAACACATGCAGCAGTGGAAGCCGCCCGCTGGCTGGCACCAGTGGACCCAGCCCACTCAAGACCAGATCAAGGACCGGATGCGTGCACGGCGGGTGGCCCGTCCGAAGCGCGTCCGGCACTCCGGGCCCGACACCAAGTTCTGCGTCCTCTGCCTGTCAGGGGAACACCAGCGCATCGACGAAGAGGAGTAGACCGATGGCCATTAAGAAGCCCCGGAAGCCGTGGCGGGTCATCGTCACCGGGCCGGACGTGAACGCCACCTCCGACCACACCAGCGAGGACAACGCCTACACCCTGGTGCGTGCCGCGCTTGGCGGTGACAGCCCCGCTGAGCAGGCCCGCATCGAGTACTGGAAGGACGGCCAGTGGCGGTGGTTCGAGACCGTCACCGCCGACGAAATCCCCTGACCCACCCGCGAGGAGCAGACCGATGAGCGCACGCGACGACCTGACCACCTACGCCGCAACCACCCGCACTATCACCGCTGACAGCATCGCCCCGTACATTGACGCCGTCGAGAAGGCCGCCTACGACCGGGCCATCGAAGCCGTCCGCGCCGAGTACCTGACCGACGACACCAGCACCGCCGAAGACGAGGCGTACAACCAGGGAATCAGCGATTCCGTCGTCGCCATCCGAGACCTCAAGGAGTAGACCGATGAGCGAGCAGGGCACCCACTTCTGGTACATGAGCTTCTTCGCCCACAACTCGATCGGGCTCACCGCACAGGAGCGCAGCGGCCACTGGACCCGCCCCCGGCATGACTCGCATGGACGCCATGAACGAGCTGCGACGCCAAGTTGACGAAGCCTCGCCGCACCTGACTAACGCCGTGATGCTCAGCTTCGACATCCAGCTCAACCAACTGCCCTGACCGTCCCTGGGCTGCCGTGTACGGCACGGCAGCCCACAACCCGAGGAGAACCCCATGCTCGCCGTCTCGGAACGCGTCCCCGGCTACGGACGTACCCCCGACCAGACCGTCTGGCACAAGCCCGCCGCTGGCCACCGGTGCACCGGGGAGTGCGACTTCCACCCCATCGCATGCAGCGAGGAGGAAGGGATCGTCTTCCCCGGCCCGAAGCAGGACGTCCCGATCCGACTGGACCAGGAGAACGAGGCGTGGTGCGCCGACTGCCTCAGCCTCCACCGCCAGCAGCAGCGGACCACCACCCAGAAGCCCCCGCGATGATCCAGCACGGACAGACCGGCACCCCCGACAGCGACGTCGTCGTCACGAAGAAGGGCCACCCGCTCTACGCGCTCACCGTGTCCAGAAACCGCATGGAGCGCTACAAACTCACCGAAGCCGACGTCAGCACCACCCGCGACGGGACGCCCCGCCGCACCGGATACGTCCTGGAGGACACATGAGGACCTGCCCGGTGACGCAGAAAGGCCCCGTCCGGTAAGGTCGGGGCCAGGCGGTCATCTTCAGGATGGGTCCGGTTCGTCACCGGAACCGCCACTGTGCGGGAGATCCCGGTTCAAGTCCGGGCCAGTCGACTCAGTCGGCTAGTAGCTCAATGGCCAGAGCGTCCGCTCCTAACGAACCGCATCCCGGCCAGCCTTCAGCTCCATGGGCGTCATGGCCAGGTCGCGGTAGTACGTCATCGCGTGCCCCTGGAGCCGCTGTACCACCCGGTCCTGTTCGGGACCACTCAATCCGTGACCGGCGGGCGCCGCGTTGAACCTTCGGCGGCTGACCGCCGTCGAGCTACGGTAGTCGCGAGCGATGGCCTCCGCCCACTGGGCGCGGGTGAGGGCACGCTGGACTCGCCCGTTGATCTCATGAGCCGACTCCTTCGTCACCGCCAACGTTGCCATGATCTCGGGCCAACCCAGCGTCGGCGGCATGTCGACCTTCGTGTACGTGAAAGGCCGCCCTGCGAGGCTCTCCCACCGTGTCACCGCTGCGGGCGACAGCCCTTTCCACCGGTCGATCAGCTTCTTGTTGACCTTTCCGGCTCCGTGCATCATCGCGTTGCGCCACGTCAAGCAGAAGCCCAGTAGCTCGTCTGCGACGGTCTCGGCTTTGCCGAAACGCAACGTCTCATGGAGTGCTGGCACCGGCCAGCCCCCGGAGCTGACTGCTTCGTGATCAAGGGCGGGAAATGCTGGCACTCAACGATCGTGCCCACACACAGTTCGATGTGCAGTGCCATGACTTGAGGGATGGCGAGAACCGCCATGTCGGCCGCCGCCGAGCCGAAGATCTTTGTCGCGTCGGCGACCGTGACGTCGAGTCGCTCCGCCTGCGGCACCGCGTTCAGTATCGTGCTCGCCCTGATCTCGGGGTCTGGAGCCTGGTCCATATCCTGCTGGATGTGATGCGCCCCTACCGACAGGGCCAGGATGCTGTTGTTCGAGCGCTTCTGCATGGCCTGCCACGTCCGAAACGCGCTGTACTGGATCAAGTCGCCCCCTGGTTATCGGTGTTGGTACAGCCTAGTGCGCGTGACTCCGCGTACCCCCACCCTCGGGCCCGTCCTGAACCATCAGGCGGGCCCGAGGCGTTGTGCACAGCAGGTCGGCGGGAACACTCCAGGGAGACCACGGAGGTGACCATGCCAGGCCGACGACACACCGGCTTCAAATCCAAAGCACAGTGGAAGATGTTCTTCGCCAACCCCCGGCTCCGCCGCTACGCCCGCCAGAAAGCCCGCGCCACCAAGGGTGGAAAGATCACCCGCTACCGGCGGCTCCCCGCCCGCAAGGGCACCCGCCGTCGCTAAGCCGCCAACTCCGGACGCAAGCCCCCGCCCACCAGCTCGTCCGGCTCCTCCGACTGGCCCTCATCGAAACCCGGCTCAATCCCGTCGTCCGGCCGTTCCTCGGCCAGCTCTCCGCCACCCGTGCTGAACGGATCCCCGGCCGGAACCGCCGCAGCCTTGTCGTCCCGGATCCGCCGCACCTCCGCCAACACCTCCGCGTCCCCCCACGACGGCTCCCGCATCTTCACCTTCATGAACGTCGAGATCGCCCCCGCCGACTCCAGCAACGACAACGACCGAGCCGTCGCCTCCGGATCCGGCTGCACCGCCTGCGGCCACGACGCCGTCAGCTCCGCCGCCGGGTCCACACCCTTCGCCCCGCAATGCGTCACGTCCACCCACATCAGGGTCGTCAGATGCTCCAGCAGCGCCGGACGCTGGTAGAGGATCTTCAGGCCCCGGGTCGTCAGCGACTCCTCCTTGCGGGCCGCCACCTCCGTGGCAGTCACCGCCACCGAGCCCTCCTCCCCATACGACTGGGCCGAGTAGCCGGCCGACGCCAGGATCTGACGGCGCAACGCCTTCGCCGTCCGCTCGTGATCCTCCACGCGGATCGCGAACTGCACCTCGGTGATCGAGTCCTTCATCGACTTGTCGTCGCCCAGGAACCCGGACACCGACACCAGCAGCTCCTTGTCCAGGTCGAACGACGCACCATTCCCCGGCCCGTTGGTGTCGAGCATCTCCTGCGGCACCACCACCCTGGCCTTCCCCAGGCGCAGGTCACGCATCCACGACGACCACGTCTCGTCCAGGCTGTCCATCATCGGTTCGATGCCCGCGTAGTCGCTGCGCCCGAGCGGCGCCGTGTCCGGCACCCCGTCCCACACCCGGTTCGGGAGGACGTTCGGCATGTGCGTGATCAGCAGCCGGTCGACCCCCGTCGCCTGCCGACCCTTGCCGTCGGTCCGGCTCGTCAGGAACTCGGTCTCGTGATGGTCCGCGAACCCCATCTGCATACCCAAAGTGCCGTGGTCACCCTTGTACACCCCGTACTCGATCAACCCAGGCGTGTGGTACTCCAACAGCCGCCACACACCCCCACCGTCATCCAGCGGCTCCAGCTCCCGCCACACCGTCGCCGCCGCCAACATCCCCCAACGCCACTCCGGCACCACCGCGTTCGCCTGGATCACATCCGACCACGGGCGCGGGCGCAGCGACGTGTCCCACACAGCCCGCAGGTACACGTTCGACAACCCGGCGGCCAACTCGGCGGCCTCACGCATCTTCGCGTGACCCCGGTCATCCAGGTACCGGCCGATCTGAGCCTGCGTGGTCTCCGCCGTCGCCTTGTCTGTCGAGTCCACGTCGACCGTCACCGTGGGGACGTCCGACCACAGCAGGTTCGCGGACATCTCCGCAATGTCCCCGCCTATGGGGACGTGGAGTTTCGCCGCCTGCTGGCCCGGCGACGGCTCCTGGCCCCAGAACATGCGCAGCTCATCACCGCCCACCGCCCGGCGCGCATCCACGTCGAAGAAGGCACGGGCGATGCCGTTCCGGGTGTAGCTCGCCGGCCCGCCGTACACCTGCGCCAAATGCCCGGGGTCACCGGCGTACCAGGCCCGCCACATGTCCATGTCGGCATGCGGGATCTCCAACTTCGGCGGGGGCCACGGGGTGTTCCCAGACGGAGGCAGCGGCATGACGAATCCTTTCGATCAGGCGGCCAGGGCGAGCTGGCGCTGCCACAGAGCACGAGTGGTAAATAGGGCATAGCGGGCCGAGTCAATTCCATGATCGGCAACCTTGATCGGACGGTCCTCGCCCTTCTCAGCCGCCTTGTCATCCCAGGCGTAACCAGGCATCTCGCCGATCAAGCCCTTGCACGACGAATGAACGAGGAGCCTCCCCGACGCCAGAAGGCTCGCCATCGTGCGGATGCCGTCCAGCACGTCGTTCTTCGCAGGCGTCGGCGTCAGCTTGTCCCGGCGCAGCTGCGCGCTGAAGCTCGCCGCGGACGGGTCCACCGTCACGAACTGCGGGCGCACCGGACCAATCCCCGGCACGTCACCAAGCCAGCCGCGCATCCGCTCCGAGTACTCGGCATCCGTCAACTGGCGGCGCTGATGGCGCCCGTCGTACCGCCACTCCGACGCCACATACAGGCGCCGATCCGTCCCCAACCCCAGCAGCGTCGCGTGGAACGGGTTACTCGTTCCATAGTCAACGCCCACAGAAAGCCACCGGTGCATCCGCGGCAGAGTGCCGACAACATGACGCTCGTCATCCCACATGTCGAATACGGCCCCCTCGGCCGCGATCCACTTGCCCTCGATGAACCGCTTGAAGAAGAGCGTTCCCTCCCCATACTCGGCCTTAATCGACTCCGTGTATTCGAGAGTGAGAGACGGGTTGTCGTCGAGCGTGAAGTGCCAATGCCCGATGCCCAACTCAAGGGCCCTGTCAATGAAGTCCCGCTTCAACCAGTGCGCAGAGCTATCAGGGTTCGTTGTACCGAGCAGACGGGCGCCCGGCACAGAGAGCCGGCCGAGGAGCTGCTTGAAGAACGCCTCCGGGAGGAGGGTGATCTCGTCCGCTATGGCCAGGCACACGCTGGCCCCACGAAGCCTCCCCTCCGCTCGGGCATCCGATGCGCCGATGAGGTGCACGGTCCGACCCAGGATGACCGCAGTGGTTGAGCCTCTGGTGTGGACCACGTGGAGGGACAGCGCCCCAAAAATCGCGGGGTCCTGCAGTGGCTCAATAAGGTTCCGCTCGATCGTCTGAAGTGATCGGCCAGCAATGATCACAAGGCCCGTAGAGGGAGCTACGGACAAAGCGATCAGGAAGGCAACCAGGGAGGCGATCGTCTTACCTGAACGAATTGCCCCCGACCAGATCGCAATCCGGTGCCGTGCAGACTGCGCAATAGACCGCAGCTGCTTACGCGACATCGGAAGCGACGACAGGTTCACTCATCGCCGCTTTCCGGCACGTCATCTTGCGCGGCAAGTTCCGCGATGCCTTGGGCAAGCTTCCCGAGCATGGACTTGGCATCGTCTGCACCGCTACTGCCTGTCTCCGTCGGCGCGAGCTTGAGGGACTTGTCGACGGCTATGCCGACGGTGCTCATGAGGGAGCGCTTGTCGGCGGGCGGTGGTTCGTCGACCAGCTCCTTGGTGAAGACGTTCTGCGCCCCTCCGAAGGCGTACACGAACGTGGGCTCCCAGAGCTTCCTCCGGAGGCGTTCGGCGTCGCTGGTGAGCTGTTCGGCGAGGATGCTGCGCCGCTCGGCAAGGTCAGCGAGACGGGCGGCGGTTGCGGCCTCGATGCGGGACCGGTCGAAGGTGAGCTCCAGGTGCTCGGCGGTCCGCGACACCACCGCATTGCAGATCCCCATCTCGCGGCTGATCGCGTTGCGGCCGAGCCCTTGGGCGTGCAGTTCGCGGAACCGTTCCCACTTCGTCGAGGCCATTACTCCGTGGGGCACGTCGGTCTCCTGCGGGTCGTCAGGCATCAGGCCCTCCGTTCGGTTCGTGCGGCCCGGCGTAGCAGGGCGGGTAGTGGTGTGCCGTCGATGGGCCAGGTGGGGGAGTAGGGGATGGTCCAGCACCGGCAGTGCGGGTGGAGGGGTGGCCCGGTGGGGCGGTGGCGAAGACGGTGCGCCGCGGGTCGAGGGAGAGTGCGGCGGGGAACCGGCGGCCAGCGACGACGCTGCGCCCGGCGTAGGCAGCACAGGCGGGGCATGCCCCGGGTTCGGCCACCCATAGGAGCCGGGTGGTGGGCCCGATCGCGCGGGCGACCGCAGCAGCGGCGTGTGCGGCGGCGCTGGTGACGGCGACGGCAGCGTGCCGGGCGATGCGAGTGACAGCACGGCGGGCCCGGCTGAACACCCCTGTGACGGCGGAGAAACCGAGGGCGGTGACGCTGGCCGTGGTGAGGAGCGCCAAGGCCCGCTGGTGCTCGTCCGCGACCGCTGCTGGAACGGCGTCAGCTGCGTTTGCGGCGTTGGGCCCGATGACGGGCTGGACGGGTGGGGCGGGCGTGCCGCTCATCATGGCGGCGAGCGCGGAGGCTTGACGGGCGCTGGCTTGGGCGGAGTTGAACGCGGCGATGCGGATTGCATCCGCCGCGATCTTCCCCTTGCCTCGGAACGCGTCGGCGAGGCCCTGCTTGACGGCGGCGATGTACCGGTCGAGTGCTGCTGGTGCGGGCAGCGTCTGCCGGGGGCCGGTGGCCTGGAGCCACTGCCGGGTGGCGGTCTGCTGGGCGGTGGCGAGCGCGGTGGCGAGCGGGGCTGCGGCGTCGCGGGCTGCTTGCTGTTCCAGGCGGCGGAGCGCGGCGGGGTGTTGCCGTGCGATGTCGGCTATGCGGTTGCTGCTGACCACCCTTACCCACCCCCTTGATCCTTGGATTCAAAGGATATCTTGCGCTATGACCTTTGATTGTGCAGCATTGTGGTGGGTTCAGGGTTAACATCTGGGCTAACACGCCAGCGGACAAGGCGCCGCTGACCGCGTGTAGGCCGCCCAAGGAGGCACCGAGATGACGACCCCGCCCCGCAGCACCCGAGGGAACAACGACGGACCCCGGCACCCAGCCGGCCAACCCGCCCAACCCCCGGCCGCACCACCCGCACCGGCCCAACCGGAGCCGGCCGCACCCACCACCGCCGAACCGAGCGAACCGAACCAGCCCGAACCGAAGGCCAAGGCGCCCAAGTTCGAAGGCGACTTCGACCCCGCCCGGTTCGAGAAGCTCGTCGAGAACCTTCGCGGCGACGTCGCAGCCGAGAAGGCCAAGCGCGAAGCCCTGGAACAGAAGGCCAAGGACGACCAGGACGCCCTCATGAAGCGGGTGGCCGCAGCGTTCGGCCTGGAGACCGACGAGGCCAAGCCGCCCACCCCCGAAGAGCTCGCCAAGCAACTGGACGAGGCCCGCGGAGAGACCAAGGAGTCCCGCGCGCAGGCCCGCCAGACGCAGGTCGAACTCGCCGTCTACAAGACGGCCGGGAAGCACGGTGGCGACCCCGACGCACTGCTCGACTCACGCACCTTCGCCAACGCCATCTCGAAGCTCGACCCGGCCACGGACGACTTCAACGAGCAGGTCGGCAAGGCAGTGAAGACGGCAGTCGACAGCAACCCGAAGCTCGCGGCCAAGGCGCCGCAGCCGAAGGAGCCGGAGCCCACCCCGCAGGGGGCGCACCGATGGACGGGGCCGGTGGGAGCAAGAAGCAGCTGGGCGAGGCGGATCTAGCTCGCATGACTCCCAAGCAGATCAACCAGGCCATGGCCGAAGGGCGGTTCGACCGCTACCTGGGCAGGGCCGGATAAGGACCCACCATGTCCGTCGCGCTGTTCAAGCCTCAGATCTGGTCCGCCCAGATCCTGGCCGGTCTGGACGAGGCACTCGTCTACGCGCAGCCCCAGATCGTCAACCGCGACTACGAGGGCGAGATCACCTCGCAGGGCCAGTCGGTGCGGATCGTCACCATCGGCGACCCGTCGATTTTCCCGTACAAGTCCGGCGACACGATCAACTACGAGGACATCGACACCGCCGGTCTGGACCTGCCCATCGACCAGGGCGACGCGTTCGCGTTCAAGCTCGACGACGTCGACAAGGCGCAAGTCGCCCTCAACCCGATGGCCAAGACCACCCAGCGCGCGGCCCGGAAGCTCGCCGCCCAGGCCGACCGGTACGTCGCCTCCCTGTACACCGGGGTCGCCCCGTCCAACGTCGTCGGCACCAGCGGTGCCCCCATCAACATCACGACGAACCCCAAGGACGCCTGGGACAAGGTCCTCATCCCACTCCGCACCAAGCTCAACCGGGCCAACGTCCCCGGCATGGACCGGTACGTCGTCGTGTCCCCCGAGTTCACCGGGGCGCTCCTTCAGGACGACCGGTTCGTCCGCGTCGACGCCTCCGGCAGCGAGCAGGGCCTCCGCAACGGCATCGTCGGCCGCGCCGCAGGCTTCGACGTCCTGGAGTCCAACGTCACCCCGAACCCGTCGTCGGACACCCAGGTCATCCAGGCCGGCTACCCCGGCGCCCTGACGTTCGTCGACCAGATCCTGGAGACCGAGGCACTGCGCCTGGAGTCGACGATCGCCGACGCCGTCCGTGGACTCCACGTGTACGGCGCGAAGCTGGTCCGCCCCGAGGGCATCGCCGTCGCCTACGTCGACCCGTCCGCCTGATCCCTCCCACCACCTCGTCGGCGTTCTCTCTGGAGGAATCATGCCGCGCACTGCTCTCACCCCGACCAACCTCGGCGCCACCGATGTCGCTGACCCGACCGGCACCGCGATCGACTCGACGCTCGTGACGAACGGTGTCGTCATCAACGCCGCTGACCCGTCGCGCACCATGCTGCGGGTCGCGAACTCGGCCGGCTCCACCAAGAAGATCACCATCCGGGCGGGCGGTAAGGACGGCCCGGCCTGGATGCGCACCCAGGGTGACACTGAGGTGTCCGTCGCCGCTTCCGGTACCCGGTGGATCGGCCCGTTCTCCGAGGCCCGCTACCTCCAGCACGGCGGGAAGCTGAACCTGGACTTCGAGTCCGGGTTCACCGGCACCATCACCGCTTTCAAGATCGCGCGGCATCTCTGATGGCGGCCCGCGAGTACGTCGGCGCGGGTGGCATGCGGGTCCTGCTCGACGAGCCGCTCGACCCGATGATGGCCGCCCAGGTCCACCGGGGCGAGCTGCGCCTAGCGGAAGACGGTGACCCACTGCTGGACCCGGACCAAAGGGTGCAGCCGCAGGTCATCCAGCACGGCGCGGACGCCCCCGCAGCAACCCGGGTCGGGAAGAACGTGCACGGCGCCGCCGAGAAGCCGGAACCGGGCGACCACACAGGGGCATGGGCCACCTACGCGGTACGGCTCGGGCTCCTCGCCACGAAGGCGTCCACCATGTCCCACCGGCAGCTGCTGGAGTGGGTCGACGCCGTCGAGGAGACCGACACGGGTGTGGTCGGTGACGCGGGCGAGGGTGTCCGCGGCCCGGAGCACGCGAGCGTCGACGGCCGCCCCAGTGAGGTGCGCGGCGACGTGCACCCGAAGTCGGAGCCCCGACAGTCCGAGCCGGCCGACGACGAGCCGACGACCGGCCTGCCGAAGAAGCCGGCGGTGAACGCCAAGGTCGACACGTGGCGGGAGTACGTCATCGCCCTGGGCATGGACCCGGATCAGGCGAAGGACGCCACCAAGCAGGAGTGCCAGGACTACGCCCAGGTCGTCGAGGACTCCCGCGAGACCGCCGTCGACCCCGAGGGCCAGGAGTAGCCGGTGCCCTACGCGACCGTTCCCGATCTCGCAGCGTGGCTGGCCCCTGAGCCGGCCCCGCCGAACGCCATGCGCCTGCTGACGTTGGCGTCGCAGCGTGTCGACCGTGCCCTGTTGGGGGCGTGGTACGAGGCGGACGACGCCGAGGTGGTGGAGGTGCTGCGGCAGGCGACGGTCCAGCAGGTGCATTGGATGCTGGAGCGGGGAGACGAGACCGAGGCGCAGGCTGATCTGCAGTCGATGTCGACGGGGTCGCGTTCGTTCACCCGGCGCACGGTCGGCCAGGGGGCGGGACAGTCTATGCAGTTGGCCCCGTCGGTGGTGGATCTGCTGCGGACCTGCGGCCGGCTCCGGTTCGATCCGCTGGTGGTGGGCTGATGCCGGGCCACATCGGACGCCAAACGGTCGTGCTCCTCGATGCACCGTTGGTCGCCGGGGACTTCAACACGGAGGTGCGGGACTGGGCTCATGCCACCCGTACCCCGGTGTACGGGTGCACTGTCGACTACTCGTCGTCGTCGGAGTTGCGTGAGGCCCGGGATCAGACGGTGACGGCCGCGTACCTGTACATGCCGCGCCGCGCCCCCAGGGTGTCGGAGTGGTCCCGGGTGGAGTGGGGCGGCCGGACCTGGGATGTCGACGGGGTTCCGAAGGACGTCCAGGAGGCCGGTCCGCTGTCGGGGCAGACGGTGCGGCTGCTGGAGGTGGCGGGATGAGCCGCATCGTCGTCGAGGTGGACGAGGGCGCTATCGCCGGGCTGGTCCACGACGAGGCTGTGCAGGCCGACTTGGGTGACCGGATGAAGCGGGCGGAGGTCGTGGCGAAGGCTACGGCCCCGGTCGATACGGGCGAGTACCGGTCGAAGATCCACGTGGTGGAGCAGGCCGACCCGGACGGCACCCGGCACATGGACGCAGACGCCGACCACTCCATCTACGTCGAACTCGGCACCCGGCAGACCGACCGGAACGGCCGCCGTATTCACCTGCCGAATCACACGCTCGGCAACTCTCTCGACGCCACAGGAGGCGACCACGATGTCTGACACCGTGAAGATGAAGCTCACGTTCCCCCGGGGAAGGCGATGCCCGGCGAGATCGTGGATGTTCCGGCCGACGAGGTCCACCGCTGGAAGGGCTTCGCCGAGCCCGTCGAGGGCGACCCGAAGGCCGACGAGCCCGCCAAGGCGTCCGCCGACAAGAACCCGACGACCGGCAGCGTGCCGCAGAAGGCCGCAGGCAAGTAGCCATGGCCACCCCGCTGGTCCTCCCCAACTCGAAGCAGATGGTCATGGATCTGCTGTCCGACGCCATGCCCGGCGTTCGGGTCACGTCGAAGCTCCCCGAGGGCAAGACGCTCAACGGTGCTCTGCCCATCGTGAGGGTGCTCAGGGTTGGCGGGATCAGCGACATGCGCGGCTGGTCGGACCCGGCGACCCGGGACCAACCCCGGTTCTCCGTCGACTGCTTCGCTTCCGATGAGGGCGCAGCCATGCGCCTCGCCCTCCGGGTGTGCGCCGAGTGGGAGCTGCTCCCCGGCCAGTCCACGGAGGACGGCATCGTCGCCGGGATCTCGCAGGAGACCGGCCCGCAAGACCGACCCGAAGAGCCCAACACCGGCATCAGCCGTGTCGGCATGATCCTGGGGATGAGCGTCCGCCCACCCCTCCCGAACAGCTAGGAGGCCCGTCGTGGGCGACTCTGCGAACATCATCGTCGGTACGGCGGGCAAGGCCTACGCCGCGCCGGTTGGCACGACTTTCCCGGCCGGTCCCGAGGTCGCCTGGCCGAGCGGTTTCGCCGACATGGGGTTCATCACCCCGGACGGCCTCGAAGAGGCCATGGCCGAAGAGCGCACCCAGCTCGACGCGTGGGGTGAGGACGCCCCCGTCGTCGACCTCGCAAAGAAGCGCACCCAGACGTTCAAGCTGACGTTCCGGGAGACGACCGCCCGGATCCTGTCCCTGTACTACCAGGTGCAGATGGCGAACATGACGTCGACCGCAGCGGCCGTAGGCCCCCGGCGACCAAGCAGTTCCTGTCCTTCGGGAGCGGTTCGGTCACGGACACGGTCGAGATCGCGCTCGGCCTGGACGTCATCTACGGCGGCAAGCGCCACCGCATCATGATCGCCCGCTGCGGTGTGTCCGACCGAGGCGCCCGCCAGCACAGCGCGGACGACAGCTCGAACTTCGAGCTCACCTTCACCGCGCTGTCCGCGCCGGGTGGCGCCCAGTCCGTCCAGCACATGATCACGGACGTCACCCTGCCCGCCTAACGACTGGTGATCCGCTGCGCTCAATCCCTGGGCGGGGGCGGCACAGCGGATCACCTGCAAGCCCCCGCCCGCCCCTGCCCAAGAAGGACAAGCCATGTCAAAGCCCAACCGCAAGATCATCAAGCTCCAGCAGATGCGCGCCCAGCAGGCCCAGGCCGCGAAGATCAAGCACGTCGACGTCATCTACGAAGTCCCGGGCGACGAGGTCGGCACCGTGCAGGAGAAGAGGTGCTCATTCCTCACCCAGGACTACTGGCCCGTCAAGGTCGTCCGCGCCGCCAGCGAGGATGGAGGCGTCGAGCAGATCGAGCTTCTCCGTAAGGTGGCCAGCCCGCCCGAGGCGTTCGACGAGCTGGTCAGCGTGGCCGACCTGACCTTCGCCGAGTTCAAAGAGCTCATCGAGGAACTCCAGATGGAGGCGGGTACCGACGAGGGGGAAGACTCCGGCTCCTCCAGCTCCTCGATGAGCACGCAGGAGCCGTCCGCGCAGACCTCCAGCGGTACTACGGCCGCCGCCTAGAGGAGTTCTGGGCCATGTCCTGGGGCGAAGGGGCCATGTCCTGGGCCGAGCTCCGGGACCTGGTCGAGCACCTCCCCGAGGACTCCGCGACGAAGGCGGCCACCGCCGGAGACGTGGACGGAAGGCGGTGGACACAGGGCACCTACCTGCAAGCCGCCACGTACAACGCCCTCCTCCTCATGATCCGCGTCCTGTGGGCCGCCCACCTCAAGGGCGAACCACCAGACATGCCGCCCGTCGAATCGCCCACCACCGAAGCAGACGAACGGCAAGCCGAACTCGAAGCCGCCGCCGTGGCGTACAGCGAGGCCCTCCTCAACCAGTACTCACCCGGCACCCAGACCGATCAGGCGGAGATCGACTACTGGGAGCAGAAACTCCGCGAACTCGAACCAACACCGTAAGAGGGGAGGGCAGCATGGCCGAGCCGACACTCGTCGGACGCACCCGCGTTTCACTCGTCCCCGACACGCGACAGTTCGGCAGCCGGCTCCGCGTCGAGCTGCCCTCCGCGATCCGCCAGCCGGCCAAGATGGCTGGGCAGGTTGCTGGGGAGCAGATCCTTGACGGGATCCAGCGGAAGCTCGCCGCCGCCACCCCCACCGTCCGGGTTGGTGTCGACCTGGTGACGACGGTTGCCGAGGCGAAGCTCACCAAGCTCACCAAGGCCCGCACCGTCAAGGTCGCTGCCGAGCTTGACGACAAGGCCGTCACCTCCGGCCTGACCCGGGTGACCCGGGACCGCACGGTGACGGTCCGGGCCGAGCTGGATGACCGTGCGGCCCGGATCGGCATCGGCAGGCTCATCGACCAGCGGACTGTCAGGGTCCTGGCCCAGCTGGATGACCGGGCGGCAAGAGCGGGGATCGCCCGCCTCATCGACCAGCGCACCGTGCGGGTCGTCGCCCAGCTCGACGACACCGCCGCCAAGGCCAAACTTGCCGGGTTCGGGCAGGCCACCGCCGACGTCGTTGCGAAGATCGACGAGGCGTCGTTCAAGAAGGCACAGAAGGCCCTCGACAAGCTCACCGCGGACCGGCTCGTCCAGATCAGGGCCACCGTCGACACCCGGGTCGCCGCGAACGAGATCCGTGCTCTCGGTCAGCGCCAGCGGGTCCGCCTCGGGGTGGATGTAGACACTCGGGTTGCTGCGAACGACCTGGCGAACCTGACCCGGCGCCGTACCGCCAGCATCGATGCCCGCGCCGTCACCGCCGCGGCGAACACCGCCCTCAACCATGCGGCCCGCGACCGGGTCGTCAACATCCGCACCCGCCTGTTCGGGCTCGCCGGGATCACCTCTTCCCTCGGCTCGTTCGGCAGCAGCGGCGGCGACGCCTCTGCCCAGGCAGGGATCCTCTCGGGGCGCATCGCGAAGATTGCTGCTGCTGCGCTCCTCGCTACACCCCAGCTGTCCGCCATGGGTTCCGCGATCGGGCAGCTCGGCCCACTCGCCGCAGTTGCCGCACCCGGCATCCTCACACTGGTCAGTGCGTTCGCTGCGATCAAACTCGGCACGGCGGGTGTCGGCGACGCCATCAAGGCCGCGTTCAACCCCGCACCCGCCGAAGCCAAGGCGGCCGTGACCGCGGCCCGGCAGGTCGAGTCCGCGCAACGCTCCCTCGCCACCGCCCAGCGCGGTGTAGCCGACGCCGAACGGAACCTGTCCCAGGCGCAGCGCACCGCCCGCCAAGCCCAGCAGGAGCTGTCCGCCGCCCGCAGGCAGGCCACCCGCGACCTGGAGGACATGAACCAGCGCCTCCGCCAAGGCGCCCTCGACCAGAAGCAGGCTGCGCTCGACATCGAGCAGGCCGAACTCGACCTCGCGAGGACCCGCTCCGACCCGACCGCCACGCAGCTTCAGATCCAGCAGGCCGACCTTGCCGTGCAGAAGGCGCGGGCCGCCGCCGAGGAGCAAAAGCGGCAGCAGAAGCGCCTCCAGGTCGACACCGCCGCCGCGAACAAGGCCGGGGTCGCAGGCTCCGACGCGGTCGTGAAGGCGCAGGAGCGGATCCGGGCGGCGAACGAGCAGGTCGCCGCCCAGGAACGCTCCCTGGCTGACGCCCACCGGGCCGTGGCCGACGCCACCCGCGCCGTCGCAGAGGCCCAGCAGAACGCCGCCGCCCAGACCACGAAGCTCGACGACGCCCTCAGCAAGCTGTCCCCGAACGCCCGCCGCTTCGTCGGCATCCTCCAGGAGATGGCCCCCGCCTGGCGGGCCATGAAACTCGACGTCCAGGACACCCTGTTCGCTGGGCTCGGCGAACGCCTCCAGGCCGTCGGCGGGCGAATCCTCCCCACCGTCCGGGCCGGACTCGTCGGAGCCGCCACCGAACTCAGCACCATGGCGAAGAACGCCCTGTCCGCCGTCGACAACCTGGAGCGCAGCGGTCAGCTCCGGGGCACCTTCGACGTCATCCGCAGCGGCCTCGCCAACATGAACAGGATCCCGGGCCAGATCCTGACGGGCCTGTCCCAGCTCACCATCGCCTCCAAGCCCGCATGGGACCGCATCACCAACGGCGCCGGCGAGGCCATGGACCGGGTCATGGACAAGTTGGCCAAGGGGCTGGAGAACGGGCGCCTCGAAGAAGCCATCAGCACCGCCCTCGATGTGGCGGTCAGCTTCGGGCGGGTACTGGCGGACCTTGGCGGCATCATCAAGAACATCTTCGGGGCCGCAGCAGACGGCGGCGGCGACTTCTTCGCCGTGATTGGCGCCGCTCTGGAAGAGATCCGCCGGGTCACCGCCCTCCCGGAGGTGCAGGAGTCCCTCAAGGCCATCTTCGCCGCTGTGCAGGCCTTCGCGGGGCTCCTCGCCGGAGCCTTGGGTTCTGCTCTTCAGGCCGTCATGCCCGTCCTGGCGGCGCTCGCCCCGTCCGTCATCCAGATCACCCGACTCCTCGGCCCGGTCGTCCGCGACCTGATGGAGACACTCGGGAAGGCGCTCCTGCCTGTTGCGGAGGCCCTCGGCCCGGTGCTGGTGGTGGCCGCCAGGGCTGTCATCGCCCTGGTGAAGGCGGTGTCCCCGATGCTGCCGGTCCTCGGGAAGCTGATCGGTGACCTGCTTCCGCTCGTGACGCCCATCTTCGACACCCTCGTCACCGTCTTCACGAACTTGATCCCGGTCGTCACCCGCATCGCAGGGATGCTCGGGCCGGTCCTCAGCCCCATCATCGAGGGCCTGTCCGCGGTCATCGGGGAGCTGGCGCAGCAGTACGCGGCGATGTTCATGCGGGTCCTGCAACAGCTCCTGCCGATCATCCCGATGCTCGTGCCGCCGCTGGTACAGATCGGGAAGAGCATCGGCGACATCCTCATCGCCCTCGCCCCCTACTCCCGCAACTGGCTTTGCTGGGCACGGAGTTCCTGCTCCAGTTGCTGCCTGCGATCCTGCCGCTGCTGCCGCCGCTGATCCAGCTCACGATGCTCATGACGCAACTGGCCACCGCAGTCATCCTGCGGGTCGTCATCCCGGCGGTGGCATCGTTCGTCCGGCAGATCACCGGCCTCGGCAAGGCGCTGCGGCCCGGGGTCGACGCGGCGAAGTGGCTGACCGAGAACATCGCCCGCTCCTTCAAGTGGCTCGACGGCGACCTCCTCGGAGCGAAGGGCCGCATCCCGGGCCTGGTCGGCGGGGCGCTGCGCTGGTTCACCGACCTGCGAACCAAGTCTGTTCTGCTCTTCACTGCCCTGAAGGACAAGGTGGCCACCACGTGGTCCAGCCTGTGGTCCGACATCAACCTGATCGCCACCGCATCGTGGGGAGTCGTCCGCGCCGGGTTCGACGCGTTCGCAGAGCGACTGTCCGGGGCTTTCAACACCCTGAAGAAGGGCCTCGGGAAGATCTGGTCCGGGCTGAAAGACCTGGTCAAAGAGCCGATCAAGTTCTGGATCGACGTCGTCTACAACAAGGGCATCGTCCCCGTCTGGAACAAGACCGCGGCGAAGATCCCCGGTGTCACCGACCTCAAGCCGATGCCGACCCCGAAGGGATTCGCCCGCGGCGGGATCCTGCCCGGCCAGTCGTCATGGCGGCAGGGTGATGACCAGCTGGTGCCGATGCGCCGCGGCGAGGGCGTGTACGTCTCCGAGGCGATGCGGGACCCGTATGAGCGGGCCCGGCTCCACGCCGTCAACCAGGCGGCCATGCGCGGCCAGTCACTGCGCGCCTTCCGTGGCTTCGCGGAGGGCGGCATTTTCGACGGCATCACCAACGCTGTCGGGAGCGTCCTGTCCAAGGGGGCGGACGTCGCCCGCGGTGGTCTCGCGGACCTGGCCGAAGCGGCGCTCTCCCCGGTCAAGAGCGGCATCACGAAGACCCTCGGGAAGAACAAGGGCACCTGGCCCGGCATGATCGCCCAAGCCCCTATCGGGCTCATCAACCGGGCGATCGACTACATCCGCGGCAAGGACATCGTGGAGGGCACCGGCGACTGGCTGAAGCCCGTCTCCGCCCCTTACGGCACCCCGTTCGGGAAGGCCGGGCTCATGTGGAGTTCGGGCCGGCACACCGGTCTGGACTTCCCTGCGAAGACCGGCACGCCGATCCGGGCCGTGGACTCCGGGATTGTCCACAAGGCGGTCGACTCCGGGCCTTACGGCAAGCACGTCGAGATCAACCACGGGTCGGGCCTGTCTAGCCTGTACGCCCACATGTCCGCGATGCTCGCCAAGGCGTCGGACACGGTGAAGCGCGGCCAGCAGATCGGGCGGGTCGGAGCCACCGGCAACACCACCGGCCCCCACCTCCACCTCGAAGCCCGCATCACCGGCCGCACCGTCGACCCCATGCGGTACCTGGAGGGCGGCACCGGCGGGGACGCCGGGGCGGGCGTGGAGCGCTTCCGAGGTGTGGTCACCCAGGCCCTGGGGCAGGTCGGCCAGTCTCTGTCCCTGGTGAACACGACGCTCCGCCGCATGAACCAGGAGTCCGGCGGCAACACCCGGGCGGTCAACCGCAACGACATCAACTGGATCAACGGCACGCCCAGCGTCGGGCTGATGCAGGTTATCCGGCCCACGTTCGACGCCTACGCCGGGAAGTACCGGAAGACCGGGCCCAAGCTGTACGGGGTCAGCGTTGATCCGATGGCGAACATCTACGCCTCCATGCGGTACGCCCTCGCCCGGTACGGGTCCCTGTCCGCGGCGTACAACCGGATCGGCGGGTACGCCCGCGGCGGCATCGTCGGCGGCGTGCAGATCAGTACCGGGCTGCGCAGGGGCGGCGGGTACGCCACCGGCGGGATCATCCGGGTCGGTGGCAAACGCATCGACACCGGGCCGATCGCCGCCTCCGTAGGGGCGAACTTTTTGAAGACGCTGGCCGGTACGGCGTCCGCGATCGACAAGGCCATGACGACCGTGGCCACCGCGGTGAAGAGCGCGTTCAAGGGCGTCAAGACCACCCTCGATGACCGGCTCATCAAGAACCTCACCGCTCAGAACAAGACCCTGCAGAGCCTCGCCACCCAGCGCGACAACCTCCGGGCGAAGATCGCCCAGGCCAACACGTTCGCTGCGGAGACGACCGCGTCCGCCTCGTCGTTCGCCTCCCTCACCGGGCTGCCCAACTCAGGTTTGCCGTTCGGGGTGGACGGCATCCTCAACGGGCTCAAGGTGCGCCTCGGGCAGCTCCAGGCGTTCTCCTCCAACATTGCCACCCTCGGCAAGCGGGGCCTGTCCAAGGAGTTCCTCGGCCAGCTCATCGCCGCTGGCCCGGACCAGGGCGCCCCGTATGCCGCGGCCTTGGTCAAGGCGACCGATGCGCAGCTGAAGAGCATCAACGCGACGCAGGTGCAGATCGGGAAGGCCGCTACCGCCTACGGGCAGAACGCCGCCGACGTGATGTACGACGCCGGGGCCATGTCCGGGAAGGGCTACCTGGCGGGGCTGAAGGCGCAGGAAGCCTCGATCGTGAAGGCGATGGCCGACCTGGCGAAGAAGATCCAGAAGACCATCAAGGTCGAACTGCGCATCAAGTCCCCGTCCCAGGTACTCGCCGCACTCGGCCGGTTCACGGGCCTTGGCTTCGCCCGCGGGGTCCGCGACACCATCCCGCAGGCCGCCGCCGCAGCCGCCACCATGGCCCGCACCGTCCGGTCCACCGCCGCAGCCACCGTAGCCCGCACCGAGGTCAGCACCGTCAACAACACCAACGCGGAGCGGATTCTCAACTACCACGCCCGCGTCACCGAGGTCGCCCCGAAGCGCAGCATCCTCGACGCCCTGGCGCAGGAAGACATGCTTCACCGCCCGGTCATGAGCGGAGCTAGCTGATGCCGATTCTTGTCGCCTCATCGACTCCGCCCGTAGAGCAGCCGCCGTGGGAGTGGCCGCAGCGTCCGGTCGAGATGCCGCTCCTGTCGTTCACCGACCCCGGTGGTGTGACGACGCTCCTCACGGACTGGGAGCGCGGCTGGGTGGTGCAGCCGGGCATCAAGGGGCTGGACATGCCCGCCTATGTCATGGCCACCGACGAGTCCCCGGGGATCGACGGGTACGAGGTGCGGCAGGTCCGCGCCCAGGGCAAGGCGATCTCGATTCCGTTGGCGTTCTGGGCCAACGACTCCCGGTCCGCCTACCTGAACCGGAGGCGGACGTTCATTCGCGCCCTCAATCCGAAGCGCGGCCAGGGCACCCTCACGCTCACACAGCCCGACGGGGCCACCCGCAGCATCGGCGTCCGCTACCAGGACGGCATGGAAGGCGACGAGTCCCTCGACGCCGCAGGCCGCCGCTGGTGCATCGGCGTCATCACGTTCGCCGCCCCAACCCCGTACTGGGCGGGCGGCGAGGTCACCCACGCGTGGAAGACCGACCCCGGCGGCGACTTCTTCCCGTTCCTGCCGCTCGTCGTCGGCGACTCCCAGGTGCTGGGGTTGGTCACGGTCGACAACGACGGCGACGACGACGCCTACCCCGTCTGGACGATCACCGGCCCGGCCACCTCGGTGACCCTCACCAACGTGACGACCGGGCAGACCCTCGTCCTGAGCCACACCATCACCGGCACCGACACGATCGTCATCGACACCCGCGAGCGCCGCCAGACCGCACTTCTCAACGGGGTCACGAACCTGTGGCCCGACCTCTCCGACGTGTCCTCGCTGTGGCCGCTGGAGACCGGCACCAACGAACTCACGCTCACCGTCGCCGGATCCACCGCCGACACCGAGGTCCGCATGACCTACCAGCCCCGCTACCTGGCCGCCTGAGAGGAGGACACCCATGCCCAGCACCGCACTCCGCGTCTACGTCCGCAACCCCACCCTGGAACGCATCGGGCAGATCGACGACTACACCAGCCTCACCGTCATGCCCCGCTACAACGGAATCGGCAGATTCACCCTCGAAGTCTCCGCCGACTCGAGCAAGGCGAATCTCCTGGCCGAAGGCAACGGGCTGATCATCCGCACTGCTGACGGCACCCTCGTCGACTCCGGGCCGATCCGCGCCGTCGACTGGTCCCGCTCCAATGACGACTCTGGCGCCGGGAAACTCACCGTCAACGGGCTTTCCGACACGGAGATCTTGGACCGCTACACCTGCTGGCCTGCCCCCGGCAGCGCGATCGGGTCGCAGACGGACACGGTCTACAAGATCAGCGCCGTGGTGGCCGAGACGGCGATGCGGACCCTCGTCAACGCTAACGCCGGGCCCGGAGCACTGGCTGCCCGCAAGAACCCGCTTCTCACCCTCGCCGCCAACGGGAACCGTGGGCCGACGATCACCCGGCAGCTCAACCAGTTCGACAGCCTCCTCGTCGTCCTCCAGGACATAGCGAACGCCGCCGGGCTCGGGTTCCGTGTTGTTCAGGTCGGCGGCGGCCTTCAGTTCCAGGTGTACGAGCCCGTCGACCGGTCCGGCACCGCACGGTTCGCGTTCAACCTCGGGAACCTCACCGACGCCAACTACACCACCACGCCACCCACATGCACCCGGGCCATCGTCGTCGCCGGCGGGCAGACCTCCCCGCGGTCCTGCAAAACAGTCGACCGGGCGGACCCGCTCTTCCCTGGGTTGGTCCTGGAGCAGTTCGTCGACTTGACCAGTGTCGACACGGCATCGGTCGACCTGGTGGCGCAGATGGATCAGGCAGCCAGCGAGGCCCTGACCGCCGGTGCCGGGCAGGGCTCGCTGGCGATCAGCCCGATCGATATTCCGCTGCTCCAGTACGGGCGGGACTACCAAGTCGGCGACACGGTGTCCGCGAAGGTCCGCGAGACGTGGATGACCGACGTCGTTCGCGAGGTCACCCTGTCCTGCACCGCCGGGGACGGCACCACCGTCAAGGCCGCCGTCGGATCGACCGACGGCGACGGCACCGTGGCCCGCATCTACAAGTACCTCGCCCAGGTCAAGAAGGACCTCGGGCGCGTCAAGACCAGGAAGGCGGCCTGAGCATGGCCGAGTTCAGTGCGCCGTTCGACGAGTCGCCGATCGCCACCCAGTCCCAGTGGTCCCGCATGGCCCGACGCTGGGGGCTCGACGGTATTCACGCCCCGACCCCGACAGCACCACGCTGAAGGTCGCCGGGAACGGCACCGGCAACGTCACCCTCCAGCCGGGCGAGGCGTTCGTCAACGGGTTCTACTACCTCAACGACGCCGTCAAGAACATCGCCGTCACCCCCAACGCCGGAACCGTCGCCCGCATCGACCTCGTCGTCCTCCGGGCCAGCATGAGCGCCAAGTCCGTCGTCGCCGCATACAAGACCGGCGGCAGCAGCGCCCCCACGCTGTCCGCCGACGAGGACGGGGTGTACGAGATCCCGCTCGCCCAGTGCACCGTCGCCGCCGGATCCTCCGTCGTCACCGCCGTCAACGTGCTGGACCGCCGCTGGTTCACCGACAGCGGGGCCACCCCCAGCCTCCCCGGGGCCCGCCGGCCCAGCGTCCGCGGACGGCTCCTCACCGAGAGCGGGCGCCTGTACATCGGGGACGGGGCCACCTGGCAGTGGATCGGATCCCCGGGCGTGGAGGAGGGCACGTACACCCCGCAGTGGTCCGCTGGTACCAGAAACTTCCACTGGGGCACGGACGCCGTCAATCGCGGGATCTACCAGGTGCGTGGGCGGCGTGTTGATGTGTCGATCCGTGTGCTCGTGGCGTCCAACCCGGGCGGCTCCGGCTACCCGGATCCGCTCGGGGTGTCTCTCCCGCCGGGCTATCCGTGCACGACGACGGAGCGGTCGCTGTTCGTGTGGAACTACACCTCGGAGAACGGTGAGGGGTCCGCGATTGGGGTGGCGACGACTCTCCCGACCACGTCCACCACGAAGATCGCCCGCCTGCGGTACTCCATGACGAACGGCGCCAGCCAGTCCGCGGTGCCGAACGCCTACAGCATGTTCGTCAATACCCCTTTCAACATCCGCAACGGCGACGTCATCGACATCACCGGCTCCTACTGGACCACCTGACCCCTGAAAGGAACTCTCCATGCGGCACCTCTTTGGGGGATCTACCAGTGACTACGCCATGGAGCAGGTCGGCAACCAGCTCCTGCTCCGGCCCGGGGCAACCGGCACCGTGTGGGATGCGGTGACCGGTGGCACCCAGCTCACCGACCTGACCGACACCAGCGGCCTCCCCATCACCAGTGTGGTCGCAGCAGCGGACGGGTTCGTCGCCTTCTACGGGCCTGAGGACGCCACCACGGTCTACCTCGATTTTGGGCTCGGCCGCCGGTACGCCATGGTCGCCTCGGACATTGCCGAGATCGTCTCCGCACGGGTCGCCGGAGTGCAGTCCGCCGCAGCCGATGACGCAACCGCAAAGGCTGCCGACGCACAGTCCGCAGCCATCGCCACGGCCGGAGCGAATGCTGCCGCCCTGTACCTGCCGAACGCCATCACCACGATCGACAGCATCATCAACCCCGCCACGCCCGTCGCCCCCGTGTACTTCGCTCACAGGGGTGGCGGCATGGTCCGCCCCGAGCACACCCTGGTCGCCTACCGGGCTGCTGCCGCGATGCGGTACCCGCTCGAAATCTCCGTCAACGTGGACGCCAGCGGCGAGCTGTGGTGCCTGCACGACCCGACCGTGGACCGGACCACGAACCGGACGGGGAACCTCAACGGGTACACGACGGAGGAGATTGGGCAGCAGATCCAGACGAACTCCCGGTCGCTGCTCGGCGCCGGCTGGGCGGAGCAGCGGCTGGTGCCGCTCAGGCAGGTGCTGGATGAGTTCTTGGGCCGGGTGCCGATCCTGCTAGAGCCGAAAGCAAATGATGCGGTGGTGCCCACCCAGCAGTTGCTGGACGCCTCGTACCCGCACGCCCCGCGCAGCGTGATTTGGAAGTGCCACATAGGCACCCTGTCGCTGCCGTGGGCGAAGGCGCGTGGCTACCGGACGTGGGTGTATCTGGATGCGGGGACCAGCGACTCGACGATGGACGGCAAGGACAGCCTCGTCGACTACTGGGGTGTGAACACGACGTTCACCGACACCCGGATCAGCCAGGTTGTGGCCCGGGGGAAGCCCGTCTTCGCGTGGGCGGTGTACAGAAGGTCGCAGGTCGCGCGACTGACCGGGCTGGGTGTGGTTGGCATCATGGCGTCTGATCCCCGGTATGTGTCGACGTCGGCTCCGATGCGCACGGCGTCCCGGTGGGATTTGCAGATCAAGGAGCCTGGGTGCACGCCGACGATCGACTACGACCCTGACTACGCGCTGCAGTTCGCCCCGTCGCCGGACGTGGGTTGGGTGTCGATTCCGGCGGTGCCGTTCCAGTCGGTGGGCCTGGGCACGTACTGCCCGGTGGCTGCCGGGGCGGGTGGGTACCGGATCAGCTTCGACATGAAGTTCAAGGTGCTGCCGGGGACGAGCACTCTGCACGGCGGGATCTACTTCGGGAAGCAGAGCGACGATGCGTACAGGTTCAGCCAGTCGAACGCGACGGGCGGTTATCACCTGGTGATGCGGGCGAACGGCCAGATGCAGCTGAACAAGCACACGGCGGGGTCGACGTCGGGTACGACGATGGGTTCGGCGATTGCGACGACGGCTCCGACGGCTGATGGGGTGATGTCTTTCCAGGTGAATGTGACGCCGACGACTGTGGAGGTGCGGCGCACGGACGGTACGGGGTGGACGACGGGCGCCCTGGCGGATACGACGTACCGGGGCGGGTATTTCGGCCTGTCGAACGGTTCGATCACGGATGTGGCGACGCGCCCGTACTGGCGGAACCTGGTGGTGACCCAGCTGTGATGCCGGGCAGGGGATACCGGCCACGGGCGCTCGCCTCCTGCTACTTGGCCGGGACGTCCCACTCCAAGGGTTCGTCCAGTGCGTCGGGGGCGTAGACGATGCGGGCGGGCCGCTGGCCGCTGGGGACGGGGAAGGGGATCTTCCCGCGCACGCAGCGATCCGTCTTCACCATCACGTCGTTGGGGAATTCGGGCTTGGGCATGTCGCCGCCGCTGAGCCCAGTGGCTTGGATACGGGTGCCGCCCTCGTAGTCGAGGGACCAGGGGAACTGGCTGACGCTGATGGTTTCGCCCTTGACGTTGCAGACCTTGGCCTCGACGGTCGCCCAGACGTCGCCGCCGAGCTCGCTGGTGGGTGGCTGGGGGCCCTGGACGGGCTGTGTATAGGCGATGACGGTGGCGTTGAAAGTGACGTTGTTGGGCGCGTCGTTGATGTCTGCGGTGTCGCCGATATCGAAGGTGGTCTGCTGCTCGGGCTCGGGCGTCGGGCTGGGCGTGGTGGGCGACGGTTCGGGTGTGGCGTCGCTCTTGGTGACGGTGGCCTTCTCGGGTTCGCTGCTGCACCCGGTGAGGGTGAGCAGGGCAGCCGCGAGGGCGACGGCGGTGATGGTGGTGCGGGTGCGCATGGTCCCCCCAGGGATGGTGGCGTAAGTGGCCATCATCGGGGGCGGTGCGGGCAGCTGTCAGGCGTTGTCGCTATCAAGCTCTGCGCGTAGCCGGTGAAGTCTCTCGCCTGCCCAGCACCGGGAGGTCTTTGCGGCAAGGGTTCGAACCGCCTCGTCAGAGGAGTGGTAGGCGGCGGCCAGGAGGCGGAGCCACTCGGACTCAGTCCACGCTGTGCTGTTGTGGTAGCAGGTCACCTTGGCCCGGTGGTCGCGACTGGGCGGGCAGCCGACCTCGACGAGAGGGTAGGAGTAGCGGCCGATGATGAGGTCGCAGTGCGGGTGCCCGTCGACTCCGGCGGCGACGGCTTCCTCGGCGCCTTCGGCGCGGCGCCAGTCCCCGTCGATGATGATGGCCGGGTCGTGGGACAGGCACAGGACACGGTAGGTGCTGCTCATTCGCCGTCCTCCGTGATGCGTCGTTGGGCGAGGTAGGCGCCGTGGTCCATGCGGACGTACTCCAGCAGTCCGACGGTTTCCCACTGGCGTTGGTCGGGCCCTGTCCAGCAGGAGAGCTGCTTCTCGCCGTTGTTGTTGACGGTGACTCCGATGACGACGCTGGCGACGAGCATGTCGCCGCGTAGGTCGCGGAGTGTTCCAGCGATGGCGTCGTGGATGCGGTCGCGTTCCTGCTCCCACTCGTCACCGTTCCGTTCGGCGGTCATCGGCCCTCCTGCTGCCTGGCGAGCTGCCGCTGCGCGGCGGCGAGGCATTCGGTGTACGGCTTGCCGGTGGCGGCCTGGATCTCGCGGGCGAGCTTCTGAGCGGGGGTGCGCTTTTTCTTCGGCATCAGCCGGTCTCCTCGTCGTCGAGCCCGTAGCCCTCGGCGAGGGCGAGGATGGTGGGGCAGTTCCCGCGCCCTTCGGTGTCCGTGCCGCCGTACTCGTCTGCGGTGACGTGGCAGGTGACGCACCCAAAGTCGGCGCCCTTGGCCCGGTAGATGGGGCTGACGACTTCGTTGGTGTACGGGTGGGCTTCGAGGATCTTGCGGTGGGCGGCACACCACCGGTCCTCCACTGACCCGATCTCCGCTGCGGCTTGGGCCTTGTCGAGCAGGCCGCTGATCCAGTCGTGAAGGCCGGGGTGACGTCGAGCGTCACCTTCTCGTAGTCGAAGTCGGGGTCGTCGTCTGAGAGGCGCCGGAGGTCGGCCAGGCGCAGCTTCTTAGGACTCACGGGGCGCCTCCTTGCGGAGTATGGCCAGCACGGCTGTGGCTACGTGCCCGCCCATGTCGCCGGGGAGATCCTGGTTCAGCACGGTGCGCACGGCCAGGGCGACGCGGGCGTGGACGGGGTCTCCGTCTTCGTCGAGGGCGGCGTCGATGATGTCGGCTACGGGGTCCCATGTGCGTGTGGTGGCACGGATGTAGGCGGAGGCGTCGCGTACTCGCCGGATGGTGGCCTCGGCCTGCTCGGCGCGCGCCACAGCCTGGGCACGCTCGAACTCCAGCAGGTCCGCCGTCATGGGGGTGGCTACGTCCACGTGAACGAGCGCCGTCCGAACGGCCCGCCAGATGATCGCGTTGCGGTGGACGGTGTCGGGCGGCAGGTACTCCCCGAGGTTGTGGATGTTCTCGTAAACGGCGTCGTAGGCGGGCTGGCGCGGGTCTGGGCGAACCTGCGCGGCGTCAAGGGCGGGGCCGGAGGCTCGGCCCCTTCGCTCTTCGCGCTCGCTGTGCGGGCTTGGGCTTCGTGAACGATGCCCTCGGTGGTCCATCTGCGGTCCCGGCCGACGCGCCCGTCGTAGCTGTCGGAGACGTCGGCCACCATCTCGTGGATGTCCGACCACAGGCGGTGTACACGGTCCTCGCTGGCCGTGTGGACGTGGCCGCACGGTTTCACGGTGAGCCGGATATCCCGAAGCAGGCGGTCTGGGCGGCCGGTGGTGACCTGCCACGCCGCGTCGACAGCCTCCCCGCAGGTGGGGCACGGCGGGTACGGCAGGAGCAGAGTGCCGTCGCGCCCCTGCCTCGACCGGTGAGTGAGGACGACCGCCCACGCCAGCAGGTCCGCATCGGAAAGGGGCTGCACCTCCGGAGCGTCAGGCATCGGGGGCCTCCTCCGTGGTCAGCCGTATGCCGAGGATGCGGGCCGTTGGGGCGAGGAACACCCGGGTGTTCCGCAGGTAGAACGATGTCCACGTTTCGCCCGGGTCGACGGTGTCGGCGGTGATGGCCCGGGTGGTGCCGTCGTCGGTGGTCACCTCGTACACCGGGGTGCTGCCCGGCTCCGGATCGTGGGACAGCATCTGCTCGGGCGTCACGCCGAAGGCGTTGGCGAAGTCGACTAGGTCGTCCACGGTGATGCGCCGCTTGCCGATCTCGGCGGTCGCTACGACCTGCGAGAACTTCTGCCCCATCTCGGCGGCCAGCTGGTTCTGGGTCCAGCCGCGCCGGGTGCGGAGAAGCTTCACGTTCGCAGCCACCCGCTCGACAGGAGTCACGACGCGCCCCTCCATGCCTGCCGGGCGAGCCAGCGACGCACGGTCTGATTGTGGCGGGCGTCCGCCAGTGCGTTGTGCTCGCCGGACTCCTGCTTCGGCAGCTCGTCCCAGTTGAACCCGAGGCGCCGTGCTTCCTGCTGGATGTCGTGAGTGAACATAGGTACCCCGTCTGGCAGGGCGATCATCGGCCCCCAGAGCTGGGCGAGCGCCACGTGGTCGTAGGCCCCGTAGTTCGCCCACAGCTCGACGTCGTCGGTGGCCTGGATGAACGCGGCCACCTCGGCGGCGATGGTCTTACGGGTCTTCACGCGCGGATCGCCGTAGTGGAACAACCAGCGCTTCGACATGCTGTTCCGCAGGTCGCCATGCCCCTTGGGCAGGTGCGGGACGACGTTCTCCATCAGCCATGGATGCTTCCGGATTCGCCGCACAGGCATGTCCCGGTTCGCGGCGTAGTACTCGCGGCCGTCGTCGCAGACCATCCCGATAGAGATCAGCTCGATGGTGCGGCCGTCTTCCAAGAACTCAAGGTCGTAGTCGATAGCGGTCATGTCCGCCTCCGGTGCGGGTGGGTGCGGGTTGGGGTGGCTGGCCCAGACCCGCACGGCCAGGCCAGCCACCAGAGGTCGCCTCGCGGCAACGACCTAGGTGCACCATAACCCCTGAACCTTGGAATCGTAGGCATATGCGATTCAAAAGCCTATGATTCAAAGGTCAACGGTCGATGCGGGCCAGCACCCCGCCACCCCGCAGGAGACACCCATGGCCACACCACTCACAGCCGACCAACTCCTCAAAGCCCTCCGCGACGAAGGCCTCCAGGTCATCGAGCACCGGAACTGGCGCACCAACAACCGCAACCACAAAGGCCCCTGGGGCCCGACGCACGGCGTGATGATCCACCACACCGTCACCAGCGGCACCAACAACTCCGTCGAGCTCTGCTACAACGGCCACAGCACCCTGCCCGGGCCCCTCTGCCACGGCGTCATCGACAAAGCCGGAGTCGTCCACCTCGTCGGGAACGGGCGGACCAACCACGCCGGACTCGGCGACGCGGACGTCCTCCGAGCCGTCGTCGCCGAAGCCGAACAGCTCCCGGTCGACAACGAAGCCAACACCGACGGCAACCGGCACTTCTACGGCTTCGAATGCGTCAACCTCGGAGACGGCAAGGACCCCTGGCCCGCCGCCCAGCTGCTGGCGATCGAACGCGCGGCCGCCGCACTGTGCCGGGCGCACGGCTGGTCGGAGCGCTCCGTCATCGGCCACCTCGAATGGCAGCCCGGAAAGATCGACCCGCGCGGCTTCACCATGGCATCCATGCGGGCTCGGATCGGGAAGCGCCTCGCCCCCACCACCAAGCCCACCAAGCCGCCCACGGCCAAGCCCACCACCCCGGCCAAGCCCAACCCGCCCAAGGCCCCGTCCATCTCCCTGGCCAAGCTCATCGCCGCAGCCCGCCACAACCCGGCCGCCAAGGGCAACCCCGTCACCTACGCCGGGGTCCGCATCGTCGAAGCCGCCCTCGTTGACGCCGGGTACTTGGCCAAGCCGCTTCTCGACGGGCACTTCGGCACCGCCACCGTCACCGCCTACTCCCGCTGGCAGAAATCCAAGCCCGGAGGCAGCTACACCGGAAGCGCCGCCGACGGCATCCCCGGCAAGGACTCCCTCACCCGGCTCGGCAAACGCGCCGGATTCACGGTGACGGCATGATCCTCAACCTGACACCGCACCCCGTCCGCCTGTACTGGGGAGAGCGCGAGGACGGCAGCGACGACCTCGATGCGCACCTCATGGAGGTCTACGAGCCCGAGCCGACTCCGGCCCGGCTCGCCACGAACGAAGTAAGCAGCGGCATGTGGCCCGTGCTCGTCGAGTTCGGGCACGCCCAGAACCTGCCGCCCAAGCAGGACGGCTACCAGTACATCGTGTCCCTCGTCGTCGCCCTCGCCCTGGCCGACCGGCGCGGCGACCTCCTCGTCCCCTACCGCGAGGTCCGCAACGCCTCCGGAACCGTCATCGGCTGCCGCGCACTCGCGCAGCCCGTCTGAGAAACGAGACCCCAGTGAAGATCTTCGGTCGCGAGCCCGCCCTCATCATCGCCACCATCTCCGCCGCCCTCTCCCTCCTCGTCAGCTTCGGCTTCGGGCTCAGCGCCGAACAGGCCGGCGCGATCATCGCCGTCATCAGCGCCGTGTTCGCCGCAGCGACCGCCGCCATCACCCGGCCCATCGCCCCGTCCGCGTTCACCGGACTCGTCGCCGCCACAGTCGCCCTCCTCGCCGCCTACGGGCTCAACGTCTCCGCCGAGACCGTCGGCGCCCTCAACGCCGTCGTCCTCGCCGTCCTCGGCCTCATGACCCGCGGCCAGGTCACCCCGGCCAAGCCGACCACACCCACAGGCAGCTGATGCGCGCGGCGGCCCGGCGGCTCCGAAAGCGACTGGGCCGCCGCGGGCAGATCCTCCTCATCTTCGGCATCGGCAAAGTCTGCTGGGGCGTCGGATTCATCGTCACCCCAGTCACCACCGCACCAGGCCTCAAACTCCTCACCGACCGATGCAGCCTCGCCGCCTGGGCCTGGCTCTGGATCATCGCCGGACTCGCCTGCATCGGCTGCGCCTTCCTCCGCATAGGCCGCGACCTCCTCGGCTTCCTCGCAGCCCTCGCACCCCCTCCGTCTGGGCACTGGCCTACGGGTACGCCGCCCTCACCGGCGAGTACGCGCGCGGCACCACCGTCGCGATCTGGTACCTCACCTCGCACGTCGGGGTCATCATGTGGGCCGCCACCGTCCCGGAACACTCCGTCCCGAGGCGCGCCCGGAAAGGCAAGGCCCCGTGAACATCACGGAGATCGCCGCAGTGGCCACCGCGGCGGGCGCAGTCCTCGGCGGCGGAGGCTTCTTCGTCGCCCGCGCCACCCTCAGAGCCGCACAGGCCACAGCCCGCGCCAACGAAGCAGTCGCGGCGATCAACGCCGGGCCGCAAGGCCGGGCGCAAGACCTAGCCGTCCTCAAGGCCACCGTCGAACGAGTCGACGAAGAGAACGGGGCCCTCCGCGGGCGCATGTCACGCCTGGAGTCCCTCCTGCGCGCGTTCTCGTGGACCACCGACCGGTGGGCAGGTCAGATGCACCGAGCCGGAATCGAACCAGAGCCAGTCCACCCGCTCGTCGACGAGTACAACCGGACAGGAGTCTGAGCATGCCGTTCCCCGAGGGCACCCTCCAGTTGATGTCGACCGTCCCCGCGATCCGCACATGACCGCGCCCCCTCGGCCACATGACCGAGGGGGCGCAGGCTGGCAGTGTGGTCAGCCGACGTCACCGCGAACGCTGTCACCGATGAGCCCATCGGTGTACGTCACGTACTTGGCGTCGAACTTGCCCTTACCAGTGATCGTTCCAGTGACGTTCTCGCCAGGGGCGAGCGTGACCGTGTCCAGCTGGTCCTCGTCAACACCAAGCTCGGCAGTGTGCTTGCTGCCGCCTGTGTCGGTGATGGTGACGTACAGCGGGTTGATCTCGATGTTGTCCTTGCTGTTGTTCGTGATGGTGACCTGGACGCTGGTGTAGTCGTCGCCCTGGGCGAGGATGCTCTTCTTGAACTCCGCCTTCTTCGCGGTGACGGTCACCGGGGCCTTCTTGGCCGGCTCTGCTTCTTCCTTCTTCGGCTCGTCCTTCTTGGTTTCGCCCTGGGTGGCGGCGGGTTTGGTTGCCGAAGGCTCGTCGTTGCCGCCGCCTCCTGCCACGGCGGCGATGATCCCGATGAGGATGAACACGCCGACGATGCCAAGGCACCCGAAGCCGATGATCTTCCCGGTCTTCTTCTTCGGTGCTGGCGGCGGCTGCTGGCCCACCCCGGCTGCTGCGACTGTCCGGGCTGAGGCTGCTGGTACGACATGCGTCCCCCTACGTGCGGATCTGGAGGCACGACCGTAGCGAGCTGATCACGTGTCAGGGAGCAAGACCAACCGGAGGTGACGGAGTTGTGACCAAACAGCGGGGGAGAGGTGCGGGTGACCTGCCGCATCGTGGGGTGCCGGGCGCCCCAAGTCCGTACACTGAAACCGGCGCGGGGCCAGAACAGCTAGGAGCACCATGTTCAAGATCCCCGACCGTGTCGCGGACCTCTTCGGCGACCAAACCATCCGCGTCGAGTTCCAGCAGGCACTCCTCGCCGTCGGCCAAGTCCAGGGCTACGAGATGAAGTACCTGGAAGACGGACCTTTCTCCGAAGCCGCCCGCATCACCCATGAACGGCTTCACGGAGTCGACCTCCAGGCTGTCCCAGAGGGGCAGCGCAGCCTAGTCGCCGGCGCCAGAGCTCTCTCCCGTCGGCTCATCACTTCCGGCTACGCCATCCACCAGGCCGCCAAGGCGGGTGAGCGAGCCCAAGGAGACTGGAGTGACCTTCTCGCCTTCGCTCGGGAGAAGTGCGCAGGCAGTGCACAGATCGCGGACAACGCTGGATGGGAGCGCTGCTACACCTACATCCTCGACCGGGCCGAGGCGGCGCTAGAGTCCGAGCGGTCCGCGGAGGACCGCGATGCGGGGTACGCCGTCCTCCGCCACCTCGCGTCGTTCTACCGGGCTGACGCCGGGTTCCAGCCCAGCTGGTACATCCAGGTGCCCGAAGCGAGCTGACCCCCGCGCGACTGCGCCCCGCTCTCATCCGAGGGCGGGGCGCAGTGCTGTGTCATCGGCCCTGTTGTACCGCTTGGGCCAGTTCCCGCAGCGCTGCTCCGATAGAGAGGAGGGCGTGGGTCTGCGCGTCTGTGCTTAGCCGTTGCGCCACGTCAGGCTTGTTGGCATTGGCGGCCGACTGCGCCATCTCCATCCGGTCGATCGATCGCGCCTGCAGTGATTCGAAATCCGGCAGCGGCACAGGTGCCCCCTCAGGTCGTCTGACTTGTCCGGAAGAGTCTCCCCGGCCGGGGGCGCGCTGTCAGTAGCGCCTTCGCGTGCCAGGTAGAGCGAACCGAGCTCTACCTGGCCGGGCGTCGCCCAAGATGAGCTGGTGGGCGATCTGTATCAAGCTCGCGCCGTATCGCAGCCTCAAGCGAGTCGAACGCGCGCCCGCCTTCCACGCGCAGCCGCATCTGGGCAGTGTCCCTGTCTACTTGGGCCAGCGTGTGGGACATGTGAACGTGCCCGACGACGGCAAGAACCTCATTGAAGGCTCGGTTGACCTGCCGACTCCCCATAGCCGCGCCGCGAGCGCCAAGACGTGCCCGTTCCAGAGGAGGCAGCCGCAAGTCTTCGAAGCGGACCGTGGCCTGGGCAGTCTCGTCCAACATGGCGTACTGGCACCATTCACGCTCGGCCAGCGCCTCGACGAGCATGTCGGCGTAGAGCGACGATCGTTGATCTCGCGCCCATCGGGCGTGCTCTTGGCGCAACGCGTACCGGAAGGCGAGCCACGGGACAGCGATAGCCACAGCGGAGGCGCTTGCCGCTGCCGCAAGGGCGATGACGCTCTCGGAGTTCACTGCATCATCGTATGAGTCCGGCTGGATGGGCGTTCATCAATCGGTCGATAGGTGAAGCAGGGGGAATCGAGTGCGCTCGAGCTGACAGGAATCCCGAAGTCGTTCACCAAAGGGTTCAGCAACAGGTATCGTTCAACTACCTACTCCATCCCCTTAGTTGAAGCGAGGCTGCATGGCCCTGGTCGGACTCGTCCGCGTATCCACTGACAAGCAGAACGTCGACCGACAGCACGACGCGCTCGGACCCATTTGCGTCAAGGTCTTCGAGGAGAAGGTCTCCGGGAAGCTGGCCGTCGCCGAACGCCCCGGTCTCAGTGCCGCCCTCGAGTACCTCCGCGACGGAGACATGCTCTGCGTCCAAGAAGTCGACCGTCTCGGGCGCGACACTCTCACCGGGCTCATGACGCTTGCCGAGCTCTTTCAGCGCAACATCGCCGTCAAAGTCCTCGAGGGCGTCGGCGCTGGCGAGCACACCGAAATGAACCTCCTCCTCGAGCTCGCACTCGTCCTGGCCTCCGAGCGCCGACGCGACATCGTGAAGAAGACCAAGAACGGACTGGAGGCCGCTCGAGCTCGTGGGCGAGTCGGCGGTCGGCGCCCCGTCATGACCGAGCCTCTCGTCGTCCAGGCTGTTGCGCTGCGGAACAAGGGCTACAGCCTCAAGCAGATCCAGCCCCACCTCCGCATCGGCGAGGGCAAGAACAAGGGGAAGAACCCAAGCATCGGCGCCATCTCCCAGGCGCTCCGGGACCACGACGCGGCCAAGGGGGTAGCAGAGTGATGGATCGAACGAGCGGACAGCCGCAGCCCTGGGACATCAGTTCGAAGGCCACCGTCCACATCGCTGCGCTGATGGATCTGTTTCGCCAGGCATGCCAGCGCCAGAAGTTGGTGCCGAGCGCAGAGCGAGGGCTGGCCGGTTGGACCGATGTCAGGTGCAAGGACGGGCACGAGTTCAGCCTCAGGGTGCTGGACGTTGTGTCGACCTCTAGGCCCTTCGGGCTGGAACCGGACGAGCCGTGGTGCCAGAAGTGCAGCAGCGCCGAGTGGGTCAAGGAGTGCCTGGCCGTTCTGCAGTCTGTAGCTGCAGCTCAGGGCGTAGAGCTCAAGGTGACGGAGAGGGATGACGAGAGCGGTGAGGGGCACGTCGTGTTCGCGGCGAAGTGCCCGAAGGGGCACCGGTTCGACGCAACAGGGCGTGACGCGAACTGGCGCGGAGAACCGGTTGAGGTTCTATGCCCCGACTGCTACCAGGCTGCGAAGATCGCCGAAGGGTTCGCCAAGGTTGAGGCGGTCCTTCGCGAGACTCGGGCCACCATGACGAAGAGGTACCGAAACGCCGCAGAGATCAGGTGCCGTCGCGGCCACCCGCACACGTTCCACGTGGACAGTCCGGATGGACGGCAGGCCATCCGTCCAAACTTCTGTGGGCCCTGCGCCAAGTTGGTCACGTTTCAGGAGTTCTCGGAGGCAGCTAAGGATCTCGGCGTCACTGTGCTCGAGTCGCAGTGGATAGCCAAGTCGCGGTCTCACCGGGCAGTCTGCTTCGCCGGACACGAGTTCGGCCTCGTCCCGAACAAGATGAAGCGCGGATGCCCCGAGTGCCCACGGGGGATGTATGGCGGAGCCGTCCCGCCTCACGACGTGTATTACGTCGTCAGCGGGTTGGACGCCGCGACAGGCAAGGAGACCGTGAAGCCGGGCATCAGCTCCGGGGTTGGCTACAACCGGCTTCGGCAGCACGCCGAGGATGGGCTGACCACCCAGCATCTCCGAATCTGCGGGCTGCCCCTCGGGATGGCGCGAGTACTGGAAGGGTTCGTCCTGGGTGGGCTCGACGGCGAAGGCTGGCTGTCCACCCGCGGGGTCGAGTACTTCCCAGCAGAGGCGCTGCAGGACGTCATGGACTTGGTGGGCGAGTGGTTCACGGATCAGCCAGGGCTGACCATCCGCCCCGTGGTCGTTGACGTCGACGAGGTGTACGGCGTCGCAGAGACGTCCGCAGCTCGTGAGGTTGTGGACCTGGACGTTGACTCTGCCGTGGTGTTCGACTCCGGCGACCTGACGCCTGTTGCGGCGTTGACGCGCTGACTGCACCCTGATCAACCGTTTCCGGTCACACCTCTACCCCTGTGGCCGGTTCGGGTGCATCGTTGCCTTTGTGAGACCCCTCCTTCCAGGGCGAGGTTTCCACCCCCAGGCCCTGCCCGCTGACCCCCTGCGGGCGAGGCCTGCCGCTCCTCCCGGCTCCTCGCGGGAGGCTCCGCGGCTGCCCTCAGCCAGTTCGCATCGCTGGAGTGTTCGCATGCCCTTCGAGATCCGACCGGGTGAGACCCCCAGTGCTTTGACCTATACGAGGGTGAGGACAGGATCGGAGAAGTCGTCTACGCCCCAGCCGAGGATGATTTCCCTGAAGCCTGGGATGTCCGCGTGTGGAACGTGGCGAATTCCGCCCAGGCGTGGAGCGACTCGGCGGGCACGGTCGAGGACGTGGCGGAACTGGCGCGGATCTTCTATCGAGAGCTGGTCGATGCACGCCGGGGCGAGACCGGCAAGAGCGTTTCTGCGATCAGCACTCCGATGGGCGGCCAGCGCCGCAGGTAGCCGCTACCGCATGCGGGTGACGGTGAGCGTCCCGTGCCTGCCTGAGCCGGCGAGCACCTCGACGACGAGGTCGGATTCGACTCGGGTGTACGTCTCCCCTTCGGCCTGCCGCTCCCCGAGTACCTCGGCCGCGCCGAGCGCCTTTGCGATGCGCCCGGCGAGTACGGGGTCGAGCCGTGCGGATAGCCGGATGGGTGCACCTTCGTCGCCGGTGGCGAGTGCGAGCCGGTGTGGCCGGCGTCGGGGTCCGAGGTAGCCGACGACGAGTGCGTCTTCGGTGTCGGCGTGCCGGACCTTGAGCCAGTCGCGCCGGCCGAGCGGGTAGGGGCTGTCCCCTTCTTGGCGACGATCCCTTCGATGCCCTGCTCCTGAAGCCCGTCGTACCAGGCGATGGCGACGTCCCGGTCGTCGGTGGCGGGTACGGCTTGGATGGGTGGCGGGATGTCGTGGAGCAGGCCGACAAGGAGCTGCCGCCGCTCCGTGTAGGGGAGTCCGGTGACCTGCCCTCGGTCGGGGTGCTCGAGGACGTCCCAGGCGAGGTAGGAGGCGGGGTGTTGTGCGGCGAGGGCCCGGGCCCGGGTGATGGAGGAGGCGGCCCGGGACTGGGCGGCGGCGAAGCTGATCTTCCCGTCTTTCCAGATGACGGCTTCTCCGTCGAGCGTGGTGCCGGGTGGTAGCTGCATGCCTGCGACGGCGAGGTCTATCCAGTGGCTGGTGACGACCCGACCTGAGCGGGCGTAGAGGATAGTGGTCTCCTCGGTGCGCCGGAGGATGGTGCGGTGTCCGTCGAATTTGGGCTCGTACCACCAGTCGGGCCCGTCGGGGATGACGGGTACGGCTTGGGCGAGGGCGGGTTTGACCGGGTGCTCCACAGCTTGATCCTGCGTTGGGGTGTCATGGGACGCGCGCCGGGTTACTCCAGGAGTCCGAGTTCGGTGTCCGGCTTGCAGAACTGGCATGCGCGGAGGCCGTCAGCCAGTAGGCGGCGGGCCTCTTCCCGGGTCACGGCCTTCCGTCGCCGGTGTGCCCACATGATGCATCCGCCGAGGTGTACCTCTTCTGGGGTGCCGCTGAGTTGGTGTACGCCGATCATCCATGAGGGTGGTGGTGGGGTGTTGCGGCTCGGCGTTCTTGGGCTGCCTGGGCTTCGCGTTCTTGTTGCTCGGCTGTCTGGATTGCCTGGTCGATGCGTTGGAGCCACATGGCGTGCCAGGTTCGCAGTGTGCGGAGGCGGTCCAGGTCGGGCGGCAGATCGTACATGTGTTCGAGTCTAGTGCGGTCCATCTTCTTGTTCGCAAGGAAGGGGAAGTAACGTGAGCTAACAGCAGACAGATGAGTCGTGTCGAGCTAGTCTCATTAGGCAGACATCAATTCACGTCTGTAGAAACGAGGGCTGGTGAAGATCACGATCACCGTCGAGCAGCCCACCGGAGACTTCCAGAAGAAGCTCCTGGCCCTGCTCGCCGACCACGCCGCCGACATCGAACCCGACACCACCTGGACCAAGGAACGAGCCGAGCGCCTCTACCTGGCCCTGCCGACCAACGCGCGCCGCATCATCAAGGAAGCCGCCAACCGTGGCGGCTTCGTCTCCGCCGACGACCTACGCAGCGGCGAGGACAGCAGCCTGCGCGGCCACAGCGCCGCCATCAAGCGGGCCGTCGACAGGGGCGCACGAAGCGGCTGGTGGCCGAACACCCTTGAGTCGCCGGTCCAGGCTCAAGGCCCCGGCTTCGGCAAGGTCGTCGGCTACCTCATTCCTGCCGACCTCGTCGAGGTGTTCAAGCACGCCGCCAACAAGCCCAGCCGAGACTGGTAACCCACCCCACCACAAGGAGGCACGATCATGGGACGTGAAGTCCGACGAGTTCCGCTCGACTTCGACTGGCCGCAGAACAAGGTGTGGGAAGGGTTCCTCACCCCCGATCGCCTGCATGAGGACCGCTGCCCTGACTGCACTCGCGGCTACACCGCAGCTGCTGAATGGCTCCAGGTTTTCGCCAGCAGGATGGACATGCTTGGCAGCGACATCGCCGACCAGCGGCGCGGACGCCCCCTTCACCCTTGGCTTGCGCAGGACAGCTACCCGCCGAACGATGCCCAGTACCAGGTGGTGCGCCCGTCCGAGGACATCCTCGACCTCCTCGCCGGTCTTACCGGTGAGAGCAAGGACCGCTCTCTGCATCCGCTGCGGGGCGGGGATGGTTACCGCATCGCCCGGAAGATCGTCGAAGCTGCCGGGCTCGACTCGAAGACGTGGGGCGTCTGCCCGACATGCAATGGGCACGGCAGCATCGAGAAGTACGAGGGGCAGCGCGCTGAGGCCGAGGCGTGGGAGCCGAGTGGCCCGCCCGAGGGTGAAGGTTGGCAGCTATGGGAGACGGTCAGTGAGGGGTCTCCGATCAGCCCCGTGTTCGGATCGGCCGACGGCTTGGCCGAGTGGATGTCGGACCCGGCGCGAGGTGACCGTTGGGTGCCTGGCGATGTGGCCAGGAAGTTCATCGATGAGGGCTGGGCCCCGACTGGCGTTATGTCCTTCAGCCAGGGTCTCCAGTCCGGCGTAGAGGCGATCGGCTGGAACGACAAGGCCTGACCCGCACAGCGCGACGCCCCGGCCACCTCTAATGGCCGGGGCGTCGCCGTGTCAGCGTATCGCCCACCCCGCCCCGCCTTCCCTGCCACACTCGTCACCCAACCTGGGAGGACCCTGATGAACGACCCGCTCGACCCCGACAGACCCACACCCCACCGCCGCGCCCGAATATGGCTGGCCGCAGGGGGTTTCCTGCTGCTGGTGGCCGGTGCTGCCGCTGGCGGGCACTTCGCTGGCCGACCCGACCGGGACGTGACGGCAGACCCGTGTGAGGGGATCCGGCAGCAGATGCTGGACATGCGGGCGGAGGCTGATGCGAACCCGGACCGGGCTGCGGACATCACCCGGGTTCAGGCGAACATGGTGTTGCAGAACCCCGAGTGCTTCCCGGCGAGGCTGCGCGCTGCCGTGCAGGCCGGGCTGGACGCGGCTGATCAGGAGGCGGCGGCGCAGGCCCTGTGTGATGCCTCGGATCGTCCTTGGTGGGAATGCTGACGGTGGCCGCCACCGCCCTGCCACACTGGTACTGCCCTCGTCGCCTCCCCCGTCGACGGGGGCACCCCGAGGAGGACACTGTGACGCACCGCCCGTACCCGAGCGTTGACCGCGCCCGTTCCCAGCTCGACCGGCACGTCCACACCGTGGAGGTCCCTGAGTGGCGGGAGAAGGTGGCAGCCGATGCCCGTCGTGCTCTCGCGGTGGCCGCCGAGGTCATGGAGCCCATGACCCGCGTGGGTCGCTTCACGGACCGAGAGTGGGAGAGTGCCGTGGGCGGGCCGTGCTGGCAGGAGGGCTTGAAGACCGGGTGAGCCGCCACGCCGGACCTGATGGCTCTCGGGTTGTCGGCGCCCACCCGTAGGCTTTTCACATCAACCCAGGGCCCGTGGCCCGCGATCAGGGGTTGCTTCTGAACCCGCCCCGCCCGAGTGGAACCGGACGGGGCGGGGCTGCGTCCGGGGGTTTTCCCGGAGGTCCGTGAAAACGCAGGTCAGGGCCATGTTGCGCATCTGCGCAACATGGTCAGGCGTCCGGCTCCGGGTGCAGCACGGCCTTCTTCGCCGCCTGCTCCAGCTCGTACCGGCTCTGCTTCGGCTCTTGGTCGGCCTCGGCCGTCAGCGCGGCCTGGAACGTTTCCGCAGCCCCACGCCACGGGGCCCAGCCCTCCTTCGTGTACGGCTGGGACAGGGCCTTCTGCTGCGCCTCCATGGACGCACGGCACAGGTTGATCAGGTGTTCACTCGGTTTCGCCACGGCCGGAAGCCTAAACGAGGGGTCTGACAGCGGGCCGTCTGCCATGCTGGTGGGGCGGGTAGCTCAGTGCTAGAGCAGCCGATTCATACTCGGTACAGACGTCGGTTCAACTCCGACCCTGCACAGGCCCGCTCGTCTGCCACTGGGAAACCGTGGCACCCGGGGAGGTCCGGCATAGCCGGGCGGGCCGCAGTGGGCTGAACCCGCCCTCCTTGGCGGGGTAGACCCACGATCAAGGCCCCCGCTCGTGGCGGGGGCCTCTTCGTTGCCGGACTGTCAGCGCAGTACGTCACGATGGACGCATGCCTCCTCGCCTCACCACCCACCAAGGCCTCAGCGCCGAAGAAGTCCTCTACGCTCTTTACGGCCGCCGCACCGTACCCCTGCACCGGATCGGTCTCGTCGTCGTCACCGGTACCTACACACCCTTCCACCCCGAGCCGGAATGGCCGTATGCCCCCGGCGAGATCATCGTGGTTGAGCACACCCGGGAAGGGGCCCGTGAACTGCTCACACCCCACCGCGACCCCTACACCGCCTGGGCTGACGCCCGCTGGTGCTACTACGCCACCGACAACCTGGAGAAAGCCCTGGAGCTAGCCAACCTTGTCACCAGTGAACGGCCGCGCGGCTACTACACGTGGACTGAGGATGGCTGGTCCGAGGAAGGGGACCAGGAGGTGGCCCACTGGCGCTGGGCGGGCGCCCCTGACAGCTATGCACGCGTGGCCGACCATGCGGGGCGGGGCCACTGATTCAACCTGTGAGGGAAATCGCAGGTCAGGGCGTTTTCGCGGACCTCCGTAAGAACCCCTCCGGATCACTTCCGCAGCACCGCGAACGCGATCAAGCCGCTTCGGTCACGTCGCCGCGCACCGCCGCAGCCCACTCCACCAACAGCTCCTCATACCGGCGGCGGGCCTCAGGCGACACCAGCCCGCCGCTCGTCAGCAACGCCCGGATCTCCTCGTTCACAGCCGACAGCGAACGGGCAGCACGCGGCGACGAGGAGGACGTGGACATGCGGGCAGTCTACGGGCGAGCACTGACAACCGCCTCGACCGCGTCCAGTGCGCGAGACCACGGGAACGCCTTCGAGTCACCCTGCTTCGGCGGATGCGACTCATACCCGGCCGGACCATCCAAATACACCACACCCTGCGCCCGCAGATCCGCAATGCTCCGGGCCACCGCAGGCTGAGCCCCCTGCGCCCGGTTGAAATACGGCATCGCCAACACCGGCACACCCAGGTGCACACCCTCCGACACCAAGCCAAGCGCCACCGTGTCCGCGATCCCGTTGCCCCACTTGTTCAAGCTCGTGCACGACAACGGCGCCACCAACATCACGTCCGCCCTCGGCAGAGCATCCTTCTCGCCCGGCAGCTTGTACTGCCACCGCACCCGGTGCCCCGTCAACGCCTCCAGCTCACCCATGCGCGGCCCCCACCAGCGGGCAGCCGACGGCGTCAGGATCAGGCACACGTCCCAACCGCGGGCCTGCGCCAAGCGCACCCCTCGTCGACGTGCTCGGTGGGGCCAGCGGCACAGGCGATCAGGTACAGGACTCGGGTCATGCCTGGAGTCCACATCGTTCGGCCAGCGCACGCAACTCACTGCTCGGCTTGGCCGTTGCTCCCACCACGTCCTTCACCAAGTTCACCGTGGCTGGCCTGCCCTTGAACTCCTCCGGCGCCAACTGGGCAGCCTCCACCAGAGACTTCGCGGCGGCATCCTTCTTCCGTGTCAAGAGCTGAGCGCGTGCCATCGTAATCAGGTGCCCGGCCCGCCGCTCCTGCTTCAACCCGCGCACCGCAGCCCCGTCCATGCCGTCAGCGGCCTCCAACGCTGACCAGCCGTCCTCGAACCGGGCCAGAACATCCACCCGGTGCAGGCCAACGTTCGTCGGCCCGAAGTTCGTCCAGTCCGCATTCAGGTCAGCGCCCTGCTGGTCCGCCACCTCGTCGGCTTGGCCCACGTGCTCGATCGCCTCCTGCACCCGGGCGGTCGTCCGCTCCATCGAGGACGCCGCGATCGCCGCAGACAGGTACAACATCCCCAACGTCGACAACCCGAGAGGCCCGGCCGCCGCCAAGTCGGCGTGGAGGCGCCGCGCGGACCCTATGGCGAACTCCACCGCGGCGGCCGGCTGGGCCTGGGCCGACAGCGACTTCGCGACCCGGCGGGATGCCGCCCCGATCGCCACCGGATCCCCCGCCCGCTCCGCCGCGGCAAGCGCCCGGTCCGCCACCACCGCCGCCGGTGCCGCGGTCGGCTGCCCGTACTTGTGGAGGAACGACGCGGCCAGCTGCAGCACCCGGGAGTTCAGCACGTGCACCTCCCGCTCCTCCGTACCGGCTGCGGCCGAGGCCTGGGCGGCGCCCATGATGAGGGCTGGGAGGTCACGGCCGAGAGCACCGTAGTGGCAGGCCTGGAACGCCTCGCAGCAGAACGTGAGCCGCTGCCGAAGGGAATCCAGGGGCGGCGGCTGGACGTCGGAGGCGTCCCGGTACAGGACGTCGATGACTGCGGCAGCTTCCGTCGGCGGGCGGCCCACAACTGGCGCCGTGGGGGTGGGGTCGGTCAAGAGCTGCTCCAGGGGGACGCGCAGGGCCTCGGCGGCACGCACGAGGACGGACAGGCGCGGGTCCTGCTGGCGCTGCCCGCCTTCGAGATCCTGCACCCAGCGGCGGCTCTGCCCCATGATCCGCCCGAAGTCCTCCTGGGTGAAGCCGCGTTGGTCCCGCCAGAAGGCGATACGGCGGCCGATGCGCTCAGTGTTCACGGGGTGCCCTCACGGTAAGGCACGCAATCTGCGTGCACACCACCGTTGTACCGCGCCCTACCTTGCAGAAACAGCAGGTCGTCAACACCGAGCAGGGGCTGCCATGACCACCAGAGCTTTACCGCCCGTCACCACTCTGACCGAGGCCCAGCAGCGCGGCTGGGCGTGCGTCTGGTGCCGGACCGCGCTCGGCATCGGGCTGGGGGACAACCTGGGAGAACAGCGGGTGACACCTGCCACCGGCGCCGCGTACACATGGTTCCCCCGGCAGTGCCCCGACCGGCCGGCCTGCCAGGCACGGGAGGGGGCGTGATCTGCGCCCGCTGCGACAGGACGATCCTCGGGGAGTACGTGGTCCTCGACCGGTCGGACTCGATGTCCGGGGCCCGTCCGGACGACTACGCGCACCGGGTGGGGGATGCAGAGTGCAGACCGTATCCGGCCACCCGGTCGCCGCTGCAGCAGGCGGTCCGCCACACCGTCAGGTAAGGCAAACCTTTGCTCTGGCCTGCAGGTATACGCGCGGTGACCGTGACGGATGCTCAGGGCATTTGTTGCCATCGGGCACTAGTTTTTCAGTCAAACATGAGCGAAGCTCGAAATCGCTGCTGACCCGGGAGTCAGCACCCGCCGCCACGCCGCTGATCAGCCAAGGAGGTCCCGCACGTGAACCCGGAGCGCCCGCGCGATCCTCAGCAGGTGGCTGATCTTCGCCTCTTCTCCGTACTCGATCCGCTGGATCGTGCTGCGGTCGACCTCGGCCGCTTCGGCGAGCCGCTCCTGGGTCATGTCGAGGTGCATGCGCCGGACGCGGACGCGGTCGCCGATGGCTCGGCGGGCGTCGAGGATCCACTGGTCGTCTGCGGGTGGCACGCCAGCCACGCTCCGCTGAAGATCATCTTATGTCCGCAGCAGATTTGAGGCATTCTTTGATCATGGAGTGATCGGGCCTGACCGTTGGCCCTTGCCTCAGTGCCGGGGGTTGGCACCCAGCCCTCAAGTGTTCGTTCAATCTGCTGAGCCGCCAACGGGACGCCGCCGTCCCGTTGGGTACATCGCCGGCCCCGGATCGCAGTCCACACCCCCCAAGGTGCGGCGATCCGGGGCCGGTTTTATGTCATGGTGAACGAATGGCTGCGTTTCGGGGGAGTCTCTCGCCTTAAGGCGTGGGGGAGGTGGGAGACGGCTGGGAGATGATCATGATGAGCATTGACTAACTACAGATAACTAGAGCGAACTGGCGCCCCGTCGAAATTCCGCTGGCACCTAGGGGCAGCTTGCTTCCAGCGCTTCTACGATCTAGGGGGAGAGAGAG